CTTCCGATCTTAAAGTCAATAAAAAAATGGAGCTTATATAGAAAACTCCATTTAAAATCTATTAAACTAATTTATTTACTTCTTTTTGTACTTCCTTGTAGTTGTAACCTGCCTTTTCTAATGCTTTCTTTCTAGCTTCTCCATTTCCCCATTTGCCGTCAATTACTTCTTTAGCAATTTCTTTAATAGATTTTTTATTTTTTAATAATCTATTAACTTCATCTTGTACCGTTCTATAATTATATCCTGCTTTTTCTAATTTCTTTTTACGTTCTTCTCCAGTACCCCATTTACCATCTATTACTTCTTTTGCTATTGTATTTATTGATTTTTTATTATTTGAAGAACTTGTATTATTTTCTTTTACATAAGTTACATAAGCACATTTACCCCAATTGGTCCAGCCTCTTGTTTTAGCAATTGTTTTTATTATTCTAAAAGTTCCACCTGATACAGTACATTCATAAGTGTATTTTTCGCCATCATATACTCCAATATGTCCATCCATCCAAACAAGTAAACCTTTGATATTTGGAATAGATGAAATCTTTCCTTTTTCTGTACATTTATTATACATACCATTAGCTGATAGATCATATTTAGAATTATACTTTACATTTCCAAAGCCACCAAATAAGTAACATTTTATTAATCCAACGCAGTCATAAGCATAAGTATATTTACCTACTGCATTTCTTGCATTTCTTCTTCTTTGCTCTGTTCTGTAAAATGATGGATATTGTTTTATTTTATATTCTACCAATGAAGACGTGAGTTTTTGCCCATAAGTTCCATAAATATAATAATTAGAATTTTTATAGCACTTAATTGTATTCTCTAATAATCCTATATTAGTTAACATACTTATTCCTCCTCTTCTATAATTTCTATTTCTTCACTTTCCATATCAGATTGCAACATTATTTCTTCTTCTGATACTTCCATTTTTTCTTCTTCCATAATTATTCTCCTTCACTTAAACTTTGGATTTTTTTTAACAAATCATGTATAAAGTTTGCTCCTCTGCTTATTAATATACCTGTAAATACACTACCTAATACAGGAATAAAAATATTTAATTTTAACAATTCAAATAAATCTGCTTTAGTTGCTACTGCTAAAATTATACTTAATATTAAAGCTCCTAATCTATTCCAGTTAAATTTACCTTTTTCCCATATCATTTTTAAATTCTCCCATATAGCTTCTGCTAATATAGATAAAATAATTAATTGTATCATCATCATTTCTCCTCCTTTACTGGTGGCAATTTTAATGTTTCATCCACCAAAATATTTACACCATGATTTCCTCCTAAAGCTGTATATTGTGAAAATAAATCTGTCAAACAACTTCTTGCATAATCTGGTAAATATCCTACTTTTTGATAACTTTCACATTTACTTACAATTTGCGAACGCAATAAAATCATCATAGAAGCTTTCATTGCTTCATTGTTAATCTTATTGTCTTTTAATTGTTCATTTGTTTCTTTATTTTGCTTACTTTGTTTATATGTTGAATACATCTGAGGGATTGCCATGCACAATCCTGTTATTAAAGCTGTGCCTATTGCTTCCATAATTACTCTGCCTCCTCTACTGTATTTTCAGTTGGTTCTTCTGCTGGTTCGTTTTCTATTGGAGTATTTTTTTCGTCTATCTTGTCATTTATTTCTGCTAAATCCTCCACAGTTAGTACATTTTTTTCATACCAACCCGTAGCATTAAGAATTATTTGATAGTCAGCCATCTTTCCTACTGCATCTAATAATCCTTTTTTAATAAATTCTCTTAAAATAAACATCCTTTAACTCCTCCTTTCCTATACATTTCCACCAAGTGATATTATTGCATTTGTTAAACTGTCTATTACTGTTTGCAAATCTCTCACATACACCATATCCATAGTAGCAGGTGTTTCATCTGGACTTGATATATGTGTTACAGTTTTGTATGTCTTTATCTTTTTAATTTGCTCCCATACTGCTTGTTGTTCTTCTGTGTATGGGTCTATTACTTCTTCTGCTAATGGTACTTCAAAAGTTATTGGATTTTCAGTTAGCCATGTCTTTAATTCACTCGTATTTGTTATAATATTAGGAACATGCATTCCTAATTGCCCTGCAGTTAAATGATTTATCCAACAATTTGCCATATCAGAAGTTCTTTGATTTGATGGTGCCCCTTTTAATTTATCAGCAAGAACAAAAACCTCTGTATCATTTGTGGCTCGTTTTATTTCATCATCACTATATAAGAAACAGCTGAAATTAGTTGTACTTAAATTTGAATTATAAATAAATTTGCTCATTAATTGGCTTCCATCTAAAGTAAATTGTTTTCTAACATGATGTATTCCATCATCTGCTAGATAATCGCCTTCTGCTAATACCTGTCCTTGTGCTAATGGGAATGATATGTTTTGTTCTGCATGGGTTATATAATCTGTTTTTGTAGAGCCTAGTTCTAGTTGCAACTCTAAAATATAATTAGTGAAAACATATCCGCTTCCTATATATAATCTTATTCCATCTATTGTACCAGATAAATCATTATATGTTACAGGTAATGATTGTGCTGTTGGATTTTTTATACTTGCTCCATTACTTCTTAATTGTATATTAAAGTTATTATTTGAAGCTGTACCACTTGTTACTTTAGACAAAACATAATTCGTTCCATTTTTGCAATTAATTGGAGATTTTAAAGGAATTTCTATTCCGCCACTACTAGAAGCCGTGCCATTTATAATTATTTTTCCATCTTTAACACTATAAGTTAATCCTAAAGATGTTGTTTGTACTTTATCTTGTAAGCCTAAAAAATTCTTATTCTGTACTTTTTCATTAATATTTCCACAACCGTATGGACTGTAAGGGGTGACAACTGACCCTAGTTCCAGTTTTGGTTTTATACTATTTATTATATTTGACGTCATAGTTTCATTGTCAATATATATTGTATATTTTATATATTCTGTGTTTTGTCCTGTTGTAAAAGTTAAATCTTGGTTTACTATACTTTCTTTTCTTGGAGAAATAAAATTTTTGTTTTGGCTATATTCATAAATACGCAATCTATTATTATTTGTTATGTTTGCTCTATCTATTGAAAAACTATAAATTGTATTTGGGTTTACTTTAATAAAATCAATTGCTCTCCAATTTGTGTTGTTGTTCACATAATTCCCAGTTGCATCTATTGCACCTTGTTCACCATTATCTTTATCAAACAAATTCACATTATCTCCAGTTCTATGAATTTGTTGTGTGTAATCTGGATTAGGGCTTGCTCCGTTTGTATATTTCTCCCATTCTGTTTTGCTATTTCCATATTCTAATTGAACTTTTATTTCAGAATTTGTAAATGTGTTTTTATTAACATACAAACGTATTCTATAATATTTGTTGCTATCTAAAGTAACTTGTCTTGTTTTACCAATATTTGATTTGAATTGTATTTCAACTAAAGTAGAAAAATTAATATTATCGTCACTTTGTTGTAATAGAATACTAGCATTACCACTATCTTTATCTGTATAACCTGAAATTTCAAGCCAAAACATAGCTCTCCCACTATTAGTTTTAAAACTATCAAAGAAAAAACTGTTAGCGCTTGTATTTGTTCCATTGATTTTTATAATTCCATCTTCTACAGTAAATGGTAATCCATCAATTACTTTTTCTTCTGATGTTTCTAAACTAGCTAGGTTTTTCCCTGTTGTAGTATTCTGCCAGCTCTTACCTATTAGCTTTGGTTCTCTTATTTTTGCTTTTGCACTATCGCTTAAGTCTATACTTTCCCCACTTGCTGGAGCTGTTAATTGGTTTTCTTTATCGTCTTCTAAGTCTTCTTGCAATTCTTCTACAATCCCATTTAATTCACTTAAAAAATATTTTTTTTCTATTTTTTTTGTTGTTTCTTCTGAAGCATCTACAATCACTAAGACATCATCATCTTCTGCCTCAGTTATCGCTTCTAATTCAGATATTTTTTTAGTAGCCAAATATCATCATTCTCCTTTCATTTTTAAACTATTAAATTGTAAAGTTCATCTTTTTTTTATAAATCTTTTGCTTTTTTTATTTATGATGCTAACCAGCCAGCGGCTTCTGCTGCTGCCCAATTGCTCAATCCTTGTGCTGTTGATATTTGTGTCGTTGAAAAACCAATTGTACTTAGTTTCTTTTGCCCAGTAAATGCCGATGTTACTGTTGGCAATAATCCTAATATTGCGTTCAATGTATTATTATCTAGATTTGCACAACTAGAAAACATAAAACTTAAACCTTGATTTCCAGATGCTTTTTCGAAAGACCAATTGCTACCAAATGTGATAGTTCGCAAAGAGTCACAATGTTGAAACATCGAACGGAATGAAGTTACTTTTTTTGTATTAAACGTAGATACATCTAAAGTTGGTATTACTAAACAATATTGAAACATATATTCCATATTTGTTACATTTGATGTATTATAATTTGTAAAATCAACATCAGTTAATTTTTTACAATATGCAAACGCCATATACATATTTGTTACATTTGATACATTAATTTTACCCACACTTTGTAAATTAACACAATTATAAAACATATTATCCATACTTGTTAAACCAGTAGAATCTATATCATCAATACTTATAATACTTCCTTTCAACTTAATATCACTTGTAAGAGAGTTTGATAAAGTTAAATCAATTTTTGTATTATTGTCACTACTACTAGCTACATTTACATCAGCATTTGCATAATTTGTTACATCTACTGTTCCATTTTCTGTTATGGTTATTGTTCCACTAGGTATCATTCCTTCATAATTGCCTTCAATTCCTAAAATATTAATACCGTTTTTTTATATTTTCAGGTCTTATCTTATTGTTCTTTTCTGTTAATATATTTTTTATTTTTGTATTTAATATATCCATTTATTTTCCTCCTAATATCCAGTTATCCAACCTGAATCTATTAAATCTTGATAATTTGATAATGTTTGACATACTTCTACTTGACTTGCAGTTAAACCTATGTATTTTAAATTTCTAAAAGATGTAGAAAGTGATGTTTTTGCTGTTGTACATAATTTTAATATATCATTTAGCGTTTCATTTGATAATTTAGGGCAACCATAAAACATATTATTAAATCCATTACCGTTTATTTTTGATAGTAAAAAATTATTTCCAAAATTTATGGTTTCTAAATTTGGGCAATTCATAAACATATTTCTAGTTTCTGTTAAACTATTAGAATTAAATGAAGATAGGTCAACATTTTGTAATTTAGCACAAGTACTAAATATACCATATGTTGTTGTAATATTTTCAGTATTATATATATTTTTAACTTCAATTAAATTTTCCATATTTGTTAATAAATAGACTAAACTAGTTATATTTGATACATCTAAATTTTCTATTTTTGTTATAAGATTTGAAAAAGTTGAATTTGGAATTGTATTTTTTATACTTAAATCAAATGTAGTTACTACTTCTATATTTACATTTGCATTTACATAATTTGTTACATCATATTCTCCGTTTTCGGTTATATTTAATGTTCCAGTAGGTACGATTGTATTTTCTAATATATCATCTAAATCATCAGTTGCTTCCGAATATTCTTCATTTGTTAATTTTCCAGTTGTTATATCTGCTATTTCATTTGGAAAATTTTCTGCTTTTATTGTTTCACTTGAACCTGTTTTAGCTCTTATAGCATTTGCAATTGCCGTAAATAATTGGGTTAAATTCATTAATATTCGCCTCCAATCGCATCCGTTATATGACTATCTATATAATCATCACAATGTTGTTCCATTGCTGCTATATCTTGATTAGTCCAATAATCAGTTCCTCTTATTGGAGTATAACCATCTTGTCCATCAACTCCGATTAGTTCCGATTTGTTCCATCTCTTCCGTTTGTACCATTTTGACCATTCGTTACAGTAAACGTAGTTGTCGTTCCATTTGTATATGTTATAGTATATGTATCGACTAATCCGCTTGTGCCTGTTTTAGATGTATTCGCAATTCCGTTTCCTGTTTCTCCTGGATTACCTGGATCTCCGTTTTTCTCCTTTAGCACCATCGTTCCCGTCTCTACCATCACTTCCATTTAACAAAGAAATAACTCTAGTTCCGTTTTTATCTGTTATAGATATATCATATCCACTAGCTGTCTGTGTTTCTGTGATAGTTGGAGATATTCCATCCGCTCCTGCTTGACCTGGCAAACCATCGCTTCCATCTTTTCCGTCTTTACCATTTGAAATAGTAATTGTATTCGTTCCACTTATATCAGTTATTTCTAAATCATATCCATCAGTAGTTTCTATTGTTCTTATAGTAGGTGAAAAACCATCTCGACCATCTTGGCCATCTGTCCCATTTTCTCCATCAGAAATATGAATTACTTTTTGATTCCCTTCTTTATCAGTTATAGTAATAGTTGCTATGTTTTCTACTTTTATCGCATCTATATCCATTGTTTCTACTTTAACTATTTCTGATTCTAAAACTTCTATTGCTTCCTCCATAGACGATTTTTCTTCAGGAGTTATTTCGCCTTCCACATTATGATTTATATTGAAATGTAAAGGTTCTTCAACGCTTCTAAAATCCTGATCTTCCTTTGTTAGCCATACATATATTTGTACATCTCCGTATTTTGTTATACTTCTTTCTATCTTATATGTATTATTTTCTACTAATCCCCATTTTACTCCTTCTTCTGTAACAAAGGCAATTTTTTTATTAAAATCTTCATATTTTTCTGGAACTGTTAAATATATAGTTTCTACATCATTTTCATTTTGTGTATTTTCTGCATTTTTTATAATTAATTCTCTATTTTCTTTTACTATTATTACCATTCTTAGTTATCCCCCCTTTATATTTCTATTTCCTTTAATTTTATTATAACATAGGGAAAATAAAAAAGAAAGATAATATCCAAAAAATATCATCTTTCTAATTCATTAATTTTTCTTATAATCTCTTCGTTTTGCTTTACGATTTTTTCTAAATATTCATTCGTTTGTCTTTGAAGTTCTCTATTTTGTTTTTCTAATACTTGATCTTGCATATTTAGATGTTGTAAAATAGTATCATTATCCACTTGACGTATATTAAGATTGTAGTCCATAAGCTGAATTATTCCTGTAATGATTGCCCACCTATTAAAAAATTCATCATTATTAGCATTGTTATTATTCTTCATTTATTCAACTAACCAACTACACCATATAAATCTATCTGAACAATCAAAACTGTCATAAATCACCCCATCTTCTACTACTGTTATGTGACCAGGCATAGTAACTAAAAAAATACCTCGATTGTAAGTATCAGCAAATTCTCCTAAAGTCATATTAAAATCACAAAATCTTTCAAAATTATCATCTAAAAATCCTTCAATGGATTCTACGCTGTCAAGCATCAAGCCTCTATCTCTTGCATAATCACTTAAAATAGTATATGCTGCTTCCCAGCTAATATTCATAGCTTTACTTAATGCTCGAACAGCACAATCCCATATATCATTAGATTCAGGGTTAGCATTATAAAACATATAACTCATATTACATCATCTCATTTTGAATTTCTTGAACGGTTCTGCGAACCATTTCCATTTCTTCTTGTGAGCCTGCATCTCTTGCTAATTTTCTCATAAAATCTTTTGCAGATTCAAGCATATATTTTAAAGATTTTGTACTATCTTCTCCATATCCTCCACGTCTTCCTTCAGAATATTTATGATAAAATTCATGCATATCATTCAATAATTGTTCTTTTTCGTCATCATATCCCATATATCTTCCTCTACTGTCTCTACCTCTTCTTCCGTAATTACCGTAATTTCCATAATTTCCATCACTATAGCCACCATCACTATAACCTCTGTAGTTTCCATAATTTCCGTACATCATATTCTAAAACCTCCTCTTTTTTTTTATAATATTCTATGTTTTCTAAATCTTTTTGAATGTCAACAAGCTCTCCTAACATTTCAACATTTTCCGCATTAATTCCTTGTTCAAGTATTTCCTTGATTTGTTCGTTAGCTTGTTCTGTTAATTTTTCACATATTTCTTTTTCCAAGATTATTTTACCTCCTTTCAGAGTTTATATTTTTTATTCATTACTCCTTGCTAAATTAAATGTAGCATTTGTAATTATTGGTATTTGAGTTACTATTGGGGTTGCAGGGGTACTTGGTGTTGGTACACTTGATACACTTCCAACTGTTATTGAAGTATTTCCTCTTGGACATACTTTTAATTTTCTATTGAATGATACTGTTTCATAATCATCAGCTGCAGCAATTGTTACTGCTCTAACTGTATCAGGTATTAAAACTCCATCTTCATATAATCCAATAGCTACCACTCCTGCTGTTGCTGAACTAACAGAAGCACTAAAGTTTACATTATAATATCCATTATAATTATTTCCGAATATTTTAAATATAGGATTTCCATTCTCATAATCTAGCCAACCACCATTGCAACAATAAGCACATCTTGTCCTTATATTTGTAGCATCAAATGTTATTGGGCTTGCATTGCTTGCCAATGTTTTTGGTTCATTTATTATAGTTTGAATCATATTTCTTCTCCTTTCATAACTTAAATAAAAGAGGACAAGTCCTTGCTTATCCTCTTTTTAGCAAGTTCTCGTAATCGAGTGTCCTGTAATCAGGTATTTGCTTTTTATTTAATTAAAAGTTTCCATTACAACCACAACCACATCCACTATTATTGCAAGTGAATATCGGAGTTCTTCCATATACTGGAGTTGTAGGTACTGGGCATGTGTTTAATCTGTTATATAATGCATCAACTTCATTAGCAAATCCTTGTGAAATAAATGCGTTTTGAGCTGTTTGTGAAGCTCTTAAATCAGCCATATTAAGTTGTGTTCTTAGATTTGCTATAGTTTCATTCTTAGCATCTATTTCTTGTTGACATAACTTGTCTAATATAGCCTGAGTGTTTGCCGTATTAGTTTGAATTATATCTCTAATACCTTCTTGTAAAGCTGCTCTATCAGCACAGTTTTCAGTTGCTATTTGGCTTGATATTGTTTGAGTTTGAAGTGCATTGTTATAATTTACTCCTGCAATTCCTTCTCTTATATCACATCCAGTTGCTGCAATAGCTGAATTTATTCCATTTAATCCTTGTAATGTAGATATTTGGTTAGTATATCCTTGTTGCATATTTGCCATTTGTCTAGCATTAGCTGCTGTTTCTGCATTTGCAAATCCACTATTTACAGTAGCATTTACTCCTGCAAATCCATTGCATAAATTTGCGTTTACATCAGCACAACAATTACATAATTGTGTACTCAAGTTTTGTACTCCTGTATTAACCGAAGTTAATTGGTTTGCTAATTGCAAAGTATTAAATCCATCGTTAGTATTTTGCATTATTTCCTTTTGACCATTAGATAGCCATGCGTATTCGTTTCCAACTCCGCCACCGAAGCCTCCTCCGAATCCTCCGCCATAGCCACCACCGAAGCCATTATTCCAGCCTCCTAGTGCTAGTAGTAGTAGAATTATCCCATTTTGTTATCATATAAGCTTTTTATCCTATATTTCTATAGCTTACTTATTCGCTATAGGTCGGCATATCTTTTCAATTATTTAACATCTTTCCACGATTTGAAATTTATAACGCTTCTAATTGTTGATCTTGTAACATTAAATAGCTGTGTAAATTCTTTTATTGATATATCATCTTTATGCTTTCTAATAAAATTCACTTTATCATTATTTAATTTAGACCATGAACAGTCTTCACCCATTGTATGCAAGCCGTGTTCAATAGCATGATTTCTATTTTCTTGATTTGTCACCCACTCTAAGTTCGTATAATGATTATTTAATTTGTTACCATCTATATGATTTACCTGTGGTTTATTTTCTGGATTAGGTACATACTTTTCAGCAACGAGTCTATGCACAAATAAATTTTTCCCATTTATCATTACTCTCAAATATCCTTTGGTATTTGGTTGTAGAACTCTTTTATGACCATTATGAATATTTATTACCTCTCCATTTTCAGTTATTTCATAATCTTTTATTGTATATTTCTTTCTTTCCATTTCTATCACCCAACGCTATTATACTCTGTTGGATAATATTTGTCAAATAATTGTCGAGGTCTCGTGGATGGATTATATCTTTTCACCATCTATGCTCTGCCCCTGACTATACTTGGTATAGCCTTCGGTTCGGATTGACATTTCAGTTTTCCCGCTTAATACCTCGATTTAAAGTTGGCAGATTTGTTTACCAACCATCATTTCCAAATCCATCATTGTTATTGTTTCTTCCTGTTAAAAGCGCAACGTCGCTCGCTGATAACCCTCCGTTTGTATCATTATAATTCATATTTTTCCTCCTTCTTTTTAAAAATATATATATAAATCGTTGCAACTTAATTTATATCTATTTAAAAGTATCTTTAAATTTTTTAAGTTCTTCATCATAATTTAATCCACGTTCTTTTAGTACGTTTCTTGCAAAAGTTTCTATTCCTTGATTATCTCCTTTTTCTGCCATATTTATTAAATTTCCAAGCATAGGATTATTTCCTGCTAATTGCTTTACTATTCCTTTAGGAGTTAATCCTTTTAGCATATAATTCTTAATAAAATTTGTTGGATTCATATTTTTTATCCTTTCTTACTTATCTTCTTTATATCATCTGATAAATCTTCTATCTTTCTATCTATTTCTTTAAACTTGTCATTAAATTCTGAAAAATCAATTTTACTAATTTCTTTTTTCAAATCATTCTCTGTTACATACTTAGGTTGTGGTATATTTTCTTCTTCTTGAACAGGTTTATAAACTGTAATTTTACTTGTACCATCTTGTTGTAATTGCTTAGTTATAATTGCAGATCCATCTATCAATGGAAAATAACAAACACTACCATCTAAATTTACATCAGTTGCTTTTACAACATCAATGCTATCTACAGATTTTCCTTGTAAAACTGATTGATTATATTGTGGAATATTAGGGGATAGGGGTTGTTGAGTTTGATTTGTTTGGGGATTTATCTGCGTTGGTTGTATATTTCTAGGTTGTGGTGTTTGATAAGAATAAGCGCCATTGTAAAATGGTGAATTGAAATAAGGATTTCCATAAGGATTATTTGAATAATTCATTTTAAATTCCTCCTAAAATAAAAAAATGGCAACTTTTTAAGTTGCCTATTTGTAAGTATGATATAATAGGCGAATATCTTACTTACAATTTTATTATATAAAATGTTATTTTTTATTTCTAGTACGACTATAAGAAAAAAAATAAAAAAAAGAGAGATTTTTTTATTCTCTCTAAATACCACAATATATTCTTAAACTAAAAGCTATTTTATCTAGCTTTTCTGCTATTCTTGGATTTTCTAATCCTGTTTTCTCATATATTTCATTAAATGTATAATTTTCTTTAAATCTATACTTATATAATAAATATAATATATTATCTCTTTCTTTTAATTTATTTTCAAATTCAATTAATTTATCATCAAATTCATTAAATTTAATAAATTCATCTATATCTGCATAATTAGAGCTTTTACCTTTCCATTGATATAAATCATTAATATCTGCTCTACCTGTCGCAATAAAGCCTGTAAATATAGTTAGCAAAATATTTGCTACTAAATCTAAATTAGTTAAAGCGTAAACGCTTGTAAAAGTCAATGCAGACCAAACAAAACATCTATACCATTTATTATAATGTTTAGGTTGCCCACAAAACATTCTAGTTAAAAAAAATGTTATCATTAAAATTATAATTATGTTAGGACTTATCTTTAAAATAAGTCCTATCATAAAGATAACTAAAGTTTCTACAATGTTGAATAACAATTTAAATAAAAACTTCTTATCCATATCTTACTCTCCATCTTCTGAATAGTACCATAGCCAACTATTTTCTCCACCCATAATAACACCTCCTTATTTTAGATAAGTTAAATAAATTATCATGCATAAATTTATAATCCAAAACATTAGATTAAAGGTTATTATTGAGATGTTTCTTAAAGTTAAACTACGAATTTTATTAGGTTTTTGATGTCTATTCCATAAAGAACAAAACTCTTCGTACTTACTTCTTATATTCTTTCTAAAGAAAAACAATAAACTAAATAGCAAGATTCTATTTAATATTAAAGATACATAATAATCTTTATATGTAATCATTGCTGTTGAATATGTAAACAAAGAAAGTAAAACCAAAATAATTGAAGCTGTTGCAAATAAGAATATATCCGTCACTTGTGCTTTTTCTTTATATAATACTTTTAAATTGACAAAACTCATAAAAGTATAAATAATTTGCAACCACACATCAAAATAAATAATATGCGTTATCAATAAATACTCAAGAATCATTATCCCTATCAATAATAATCTTTTCTCTTTTATGTTTTTGCCTATTATTAAAAATAAAGAAAAATACACAGGTTCAGGTATTTGAACCAAAACTTGATATAAAAATTCCTTCATTTTTCACCTCCGCTCTGCCCGTTCTAATAAATAAAGGAGAAACACGAACGGACTGTGTGTTCAGCAGAGGAGCAACCCTCTACCTATCTCCTTATTTATTTTATTATATCATATTACTATATTATTTTCAAGCTATTTTTTTATATTAAATTTATCTTTAAGTATTTTTTCTTACCATTCCTAATTTCCATCCCTGTGATAAATATTTTTCTGATTCTTGTAATGAAACCATTTTATTTTGAATCCCATTGTTTATCATTTTTTTACCTGAATTTTTTTTACCAATTTTTCGTTTTGTTTCATTAGGTAAACTTTTTCCAAACCAATAAGCTTTTTCACCTTTCAAAGCTTCACTTTGTTTTCTTTTAGTTTCATCAGAAAGAACTTTTCCTTTATTAGCTTTTCTTAATCTTTCTAATGTTTTATCAGAATAAACATTATGTTTTCCTTTGTTCCAAGGAATTTTTCCTTTGTGGGATTGACTTATTTTTTTTCGTGATTCATCAGACATTTTCTTTCCATATAGAAAATGTTTTTCTCCTTTTAATGGTATTCCATAGCTCCTACCTTTTTTCCATCCATTATTTAAATATTTTTGTAACTCTATCTTTTTTATATGTTTATCAATATTATTTTTATTTATCCATACTCTATCTTTAGCTGCATTTTTCATTTTTAAAATAGTCTTTTGTGGGATGCCTCCTTTATTTTTTATAGCGAGATGATAACCTTGCCATCCCTCTTCTTTTCCTCCTGCTGAATTATTATAATAATTTCGACTTGTCGTTGCGTTAAAATGTTTAATCCAATACATTTCTTTCAAATCCAAATCATGCTGATTGGTTTCTACAGTTTCAATAATTTTTACATTAAAATTTTCTTTTCCATATTTATTTAATGCCTCTCTGAACGTTACACCAGAACCTAAATACGAACTATCAAATTTTTCACTTTTATGTTTTCCAATATACTTTTTTCCATTTATTAAATTTGTAGTCTCATAAATATAACCGTACATAATTCCCAACTTTCCCCCAACTAATAAAAATATAGGCAAACGAGTTGGGTCGTCTTTCGATAAGATAGCTACTTCTTATCTAGCCTATATTTATTATAACACATTCAAATATTAATTACAATTATTTTTTTATATTAAACTTTTCCGTTAAAACTTTTTCTATTTTTTTTGTTAAATTATTTATATCATTTTCGTTTCTTACATTAGCTTGTATATTAATCAGACTTCCGTTCCACTTCTATAGTACTATTATTGCCCATTGGAAGCCCACTAACCTTTCCTGCTGTTACATTATCAAAATATTTCATCATACGATTTAATGAATTACTCCATTCTGGTCTTAATATCCATTCACCTTTCTTTAGTAAAGCCAATCCTTCTGATGCTCCATCAAAAATTCCTCCTCCATGGAACATAGGTATCGTTAATTTTTGTCCTTGTTTAATTGCATTTGTTTTCGCTAAAGAAGCATTTGATGATTTAATTTTATTAACAGAGATTCCATATTTCTTTGCAATAGATTCTAATGTATCACCTTTTTTTACTGTGTATGTTATACTTTTCTTGTTTATATTTTTTAATTGTTCGTTTAAAGGATCAACAAAATTGCTCTTATAAGCCTTGTATAAATTTTTAGCTGCTATTACACTATTATCAAAAATTATTTTATTACTTTCAGAAAATGCTTTTATTTTTGAATTATATACTTTTTGTAATGCATTAATTTGATTTTGAGCTTGTCTCTCTAAGCTTTCTTTTTGCTTCTTTTCTTGTTCTTCTAAAGCTGCTATTTGTGCATCTATTTGCGCATCTCTATCAAATTCTGCTAATTTTTTCTTTGCTTCTGCTAAATTCTCAACAGCATCTCTTCCAGTCCTCTGTGACCAATATTCAATTTCATCTAATATTTCTTGTCTATCATTTGCATCTCTTTCTGCTTCTCTTTGTTTTTTAAGAAGATCTATTCTCTTATCTGTTTCTTCCTCTAACGCTTTTATTTTTTTATCTCTTGCATCTTCTATTGCTTTTACTTCATCATCAAGTTTTCCTTTTAAATATTCAAAATATTCTAATTTTAATTCTTTTAATTTCTTAGTATATTCTTGTTGCAATTTTACTCTATCCTCTGTATTCATCCATGTTGCTTCTTTTACTTTTTTCAAATATTTATCATATTCATTTATTCTTTGTTTAGTTACATAAAGCATATCTTTGTTAGAAAGCAGCCCTAATTCTTTTTGCTTTCTAACCCAATGTTCTTCCTCCTCTTGCATCTTCTTTAAAGTCTCTGTAAATTTTTTATATCTTCTATCATATTCTTCTTTTTCTTTTTTTGCTTGAGCTTCCTTTGCTTCTTTTTCTTTTTTTTCTTGTTGTTCCTTAGCTCTCTGTGCTGCACTGCTTGCAGAGCTACTTGTTGAGCTTCCTGAGGAACTTCTTCTTGAACTACCTCCTGAACCACTTGAAACAGATGCAACTGATAATTTTATTTTATCTATTTTTACTATATTAGTATTTAATGTCGAAATAACATTATTTATCTGTTTTCTTGCTCTTTCAGAAAGTCCACTTATATCAGTTCCAAAACTTAATCCTATTGAGCGTAATGCTTTTTGAAAGTTTTCTGCTGTTGCAGTACCCGATAGAAAAGCCGCAGCAACTTTAAGTAATGAACTAGCAGCACCAGCTGATTCTTTTGACATATTTTTCTCTTCATTTGATGAAGCAACTAAAGTTCCATTTAAATCTGCTATAACAATATTTAAAATTTCTTTCGCTGCTTTTTCTTGTAAAGCCGCTTTAGCATCTTCTTTTGCTGCATTGGCTGCATTAATTAACTTTTGTTCATTTATTTGTAATTTTCCATTTACCACGTCTAAATATTCTAGCAAATTATTATCTACTAAATTCTTAAAGGTAGCAGCAGTTATATTCCCAGTTTCGTTTAATTCTTTTTGCGCTGTAGTCAATATATCATATTTAGATTGTAAATTTGATAATTCTACTGACAATTTTTTTGTTATATCTTCTGTTGTTTGCAAAGTATCATTTTGCTTCGTGGTTGTTTCTACAAACTGAGGAAATTTTTCAATAAATAATTCCATCATAGCATCCGCCAATATTTTTGTATCATCTGTACTATTTTTTGCCATATTTTGAAGTTTTTCTAAAGCATCTTTATATTGTTCTGCATTATTTATTGAACCTTCAGGGAAAAGTTCATTAATTTTTATTGAAGCAAGAGTTTCATAATAATCTTTTGTTGCATCATCAGTTTCTTTTACTGAATCTTTTAGTCTATTTAAAGTTTCATTAACCCAATTATAAGTATTTAATACTTCTCTATTTGTTTTATCTACTGTTCTTAATTTTTCTTCCCACTCTGTAAATAATTTTACAGCTTCTTCTATATTAGAATTTTTAAGAGTATATGCCAGTCTTCTTCCTTGTTCCCATTCAGCAAAATCGCCTTCTGGTTCAAGTAATGTCCCACCATATTGTTTTATAATTTTTTCATAATCTTTATCTCCAAAACTTTTTTGAATTTCACTAGGTAAAGAATATTCAACCCCAGCATATTTTTTTTGCTCCATATTTTTTTTCTTTTCTTCCAATAATGCTTTTTGTTGTTCTAATGTTAATCCCTCTAATTTTTTCTTTTGTTCATCGTATTTACCATTTATTAAATCTATAGTATTAGCTTGTTCACCTAATATATCTTTTATTTTTGCTTGTATTTCATGTAATTTAATTGTTTCTTCTGGGGTTCTTTCTGTTTTTTTAGCTAAATCATCATATGACGCCATAAGTTCTTGTAAATTAGTTATTTCATCTTCTCTAGCATTTATTTGTTTCTCTGTAGATTGAATAGATTTTTCTTGTAATTGAATTGCAGCAGCTTCTTTATTAACTAATTCTTGAATAATAGAAGTTAATAGCATCATTCCTGCTGTTGCAGCTGCCGATGCCGCTAAATTCAAACCTATTGTAGCTGCTTTTAAAGCAAGAGTTTTTAATGCTGTTGAATCTAGTGAAGCGCCATAATTAATTAAATTATTTTTTAATTTAGTAAAACTCATACTTGTAGCATCCATTGTATTTTTTACAGATTTTGGCATATTCGTAATATTTAAAGTGAATTTTTTTATTCCATCAGTTAGCTCTTTTACAAATCCTGTAGTATTTACTGTTCCTGTTTTAGTATCAAAAGAAGCAGCTTTCATTTGTTTACTTAATAATGAAAAAGCTAATGTTGCAGTCCCTATAATAGTTGGTAATCCTCCAAATTTATCAACAATTTCTCCAATATTCCCCACAAGTTCTTTTCCAAAAATTAGCATTGATTTATAAACATCTTCAACTCCGCTATCCCATACCTGTGTTTTTAATTGCAATACAGAAGTATTAAATTGTTCTTGAGCTGCTTTTGCAGTTGCCATATATTTTGCATTTTCCTGTAAAGAATAACCTACTGAATTAAGAGAAGCTTTATATACTTGCATATAAGTGCTTTCTTCTCCGCCTTCCATTTCTCCAAGTAAAGAAGCTCCTATGTTTCTTCTAAATACAGTAAATAATTCTAACAATTGTTGCATTTCCGTTGAACTTTCTTTCCCTTGACTCTTCAAAGTAGCCATTCTATCCGACATTTCTTGAAAGATCTCCATAATAGGTTTAAATTCGGTTTTATTAGCATCTTTAAAAAAGTTTAATCCTAATTGTTCTGCTAAATTTAATTTCCCCTCAGCTTTAATTTGTTGTACTATATTACTTAATGCAGTACCAATTACTTTTCCTCCTCTTTGAGATGCTTTTTCAGCTGCAACTATAGTTGCTATTGTTTCATCTATATCAGCTCCTGCCAAATTAAATGCACTAGAAACTTTCTTTAACGCGTCCATTATGTCTGCTGATGTAGTAGGGAAATTATCTGCAACTTTATTAATTTTATCAATTATTGCTCCGTATTGTTCAGCTTTTTCTTCTGCTGTTCCTGTCATATATCCCCATTGTGCCATAACTGCAACCATATCGTCAGTTGCTTGTGTCGCATTTAATTCTGCTGTATTAAGCGCTAGTAATGTTTTTTCAGTTAATTTTAGAGATTCGTTAGAATCAAATCCAGCCTGCGCTAATCTCAATGTAATATCTGCAACATTACTCATAGAATTACCATAATCATAAGCTGTCTGCATTAATTTATCTCTATAATTATCTATATTCAAAGAAGACTCATTAAGAACTCTGTCTATTTGTACCATAGAAGACTCAAGCTCTACCATTTCGTCTATAACTTCTCCGATAGATCTCTTTAAAACATTAAAACCTTGATAAATCAAGTATGTACTTGCATAATTTGAAATTTTGTCGTATAATGTTGTAATTGATTTTTCTTGTTTTGTGTTTTCTCTCTCTAATGCTGCTGTTGTTTTTATTGCTTCTCTTTCTCTTATTTCCCTTGTTGTTATAACCTCTCTTCCAGCATGCAATGTCAATTTATGCAATTCATTCTCAGTTAATCCAATAGATTTGGCTATTTCTTTATAATCTACACCATTATTAATTGCCAATCCTATATTTTTAGCATATTTTTCACTACTTTCTGAAATTGTCTTTAATCTTAAATCTATTTTATCTAAACTAGATAAAGCTTTATCAATATTAAAATCCAAACGAGCAATTTTTTTTGTCTCTGCATCATCTGCCATCTCTACGCCTCCTTTATTAGTTAAAATCATTATTCATACTTGCAATTATACTTAATAATTCTTCTTTACTTTCAACTTTTCCATCTTTATTGTTATTTTCATTATCTTCATCTCCACTACCCATATAAGGAATGGTAACTGAATAACTTAATGGATTATTTATATTTTTCATATAAGCATTAAATTGTGGATAGCTCAAATTAAGAATTTCTTCATGGCTAAATCCCCTAGATTTTAATAACATAAATATCAATCCCCAATTTGTTTCTTCTTCGGAGTCTTCTTCGCTATCCTCTTTGGACTCCAAATTTAGTCCGAGACTTGAACCCATGTATATAAAAATTCACCTATCTCTTTAAAGCTCCAATTATGCTCTATTAGAAGCTCTTCTGTCATAGGTATTTTTTCATCACCTACACAATAATAAACATATTTGCTTATTATATAAATAAATACTTTTTTTGTTTCTGGATTCGTTATATTTAATCCAAATAATTGCCAACTTAAATCATCATCAGTTTCCATTTTCTTTTTATCTATAATAACTAATTTAGTTGATTCATCGTCTCCCATAACATAATGCATATCTTTAATATTAACAGGTAAAATATAATATTCTCTACCTGCTAATTTCTTTTTTTTACCAACTCCAGTCATTGTTTCTATTGATATTTTTTCTTCTTTTTTCATAAATTGCCTCCTATTTTATTAAAGGCACACATCTAAATAAATGTGTGCCTCATTTTTTTCATAATTCAAATCAAATTAATTACTTGAATCTTTAAATTTAACTTGATATGGTTGTTCTCCTGGTAATGGAGCATACATGTTAAATGTTAAAGTTTTTGTAGCACTAGGATCTTTTTGTAGTGCATCAACCATGTCTCCTGATACAGAAGCTTGTGATATTTCAATATTAACTGGTATTTTTTCTGTATCATTTAATGTAGAATATTCTGTGTCTATTATAATTTTATGATACTTCATAGCTTTTCTACCTTGTGAATATGACATTGTCTTTGCTACTACCATCATTGAAATAGCTACATCCTTACCTACATCTGCTGCTGCAAAAGTAACAGTTGTTTTATTATCAGCATAAGCAATTTTAAATTCTCCTGCTTCTGGAGCTGTTTCTCCAGTTACTTTCTCATAAATAGTTCCATCAGAACCAATTACTTGAACAAATCCATCAGTTTTATATTGATCTAGTAATTCGATTGTATTATTCTCACCAATTTTATCATAATCATATATTTTTAACATTGTATCATTTGCATTATTTACTACTTCGTTTCCTGAACACATAGACCATATTGTAGGATCAACTGTTGAAAACTCAATAGCAACAGTTCCAGCTATTGCTGTTACTCTATCTCCTGCTGGATAAAAATTATTTCCATCAGGTATCTCTGTTTTTGTTTTTGAATTTGTTACGGTTATTGTATTAATTACAGCTGTATTTCTTACTGCATTTGCATAATCTAAAACTCCAGCTGCCGTAACAGGAACAAATAAAACATTTCCTGGTCTATCAATAACTAAACCACCTTTTGTTTTTAAAATACTTCCCATTCTTTATTTTCCTCTCTTTCTTTTAATTTTTATATAAAGTAGCATAAAAGCTAAACCTTATACCAATTCTTTCATAATTATTAATCATTGAAACTTGTGAAGTAATTCCTTCACATTTTATTTCTTTCAACATTTGTTTTTCGTTACCTAAATCAATAATCAAATTTTGACCTGAAAATTCATCAGATATTAAGTCTAATAATCTAAAAATATTTTGCATATTGGTATTATCATAATAAATATTTATATCTACTTGTGGTCTTCCGAATAAATAACTGTTTGTTTTTATACTTTGTGCCATAGATATAGAAATTCTTGTTTTTCCATAATCTTTATAAGTTATTCCATTAATAATTATTTCTGGAAATTTTTTTGCAATTTCAGTCCATTCTTGTGAAGATTTTACAATTACTTTATCAATAATTCTTTTTCTTTTTTGTAACTTTATTTCTTCAGTATCTGTTTTAAGAATAGTAGGCAAATTTAAAATATTCATTATTTCTGAATTTCTTGTTATTTTATTCACAAATGCTTCCATTGTTTCTTCTGATCTTAATGACATTTTAACGCCTCCTAACTTTCTATTAAATATTTTGCAAAATTAATTTCTTTTATTGCTAATTTATACGCATTAGGTAAATATGTTTCATATAACCATTTATCTGCCATTTGTATAGCATAAGAAGGTACTGCTGGTTCAATTTTATATCCTGTCATCATTTCCCATCCTTCAATATTATGTCCTTCCATATAACCTGAAGAATGTTTTTTTCTTCCAAATATATCAACATAATCTCCTTCTGGTCTTCCGCTTATAGCATTACCTATTCTTGAAGGATTCCATGCTTCGCTATTTTTATAATCTGCATATCCTGGATTATCTTTCAACATTAAACTACCTGTACCATAAGAATCCGCTAATACATAAGTATTTGCTTTTAAATAAGCTACAATTTTTGCACTTTCTTTTTTTATTTCATGATTAACTTCTGGTCTTATATCAGTTCCAAGGAAAGGATGTTTTAATTTACTCAATACTTCAGTTTGCCAAGCAATACAAGCATATTCTAATTGAATTTCAAGCTTTGTTAAAATTTCATTTGCTAAACCTTGTTTATTAAATTGTAACATTTTACTCACCTGTCCTTGTTTCATAAGTACCGAAAATTCTTATTACTCCAGGAACACCATACTCATCAATACTTTCAATTTTAATTTCTCTTGATAAATCTTTTTCAAGATTACTTAAAATAAATCTATCACCATTATTTAAGATGTACAAATTACCATCTAAATCTCTTTTTGGAATTTGAAGACTAATTCTTGTTTCATCTTCAACTCCTGGTTGAAAATTCTTTTCATCTCTAAGTTCCATTGTTACAAAAGATATGACATCAGTATAAACATCTTGATAAACTTCTTTTCCTTGCTCTTCATCATAAGTAAGCCTTTTAATTGTTACAGTAGAATTTTGCTTTATCGCATTAATATTTCTAGTATGGAATTGCATTTCAAATTGATTTACAGATTGCAATATAAATATTTCATTAGGACTAATTTCTCTATAAAAAATTTGACCAGGCTTTAATTTTTCAATATCATCCATTGTTATTAAACCATCTATCGTTGCATCCCTCATAGCAATATCATAGGTAGATCTTGTGCTTGGATTTAAACTTAAATATCCTGTAGCTTCTTCATTTGATGATATTTTTATTTTTATTTTAAATCCTTCCATTTTTTGATAAATATGTGCATAAGCTTCTGGATACCTCATAAGATTACCTCCTATATATTAGTATTAGGATATTCCGAAGCATCTGTTAATACTGCAAAAGTGTTTCCATATTGAAAGCTATCATCTAATTCAGACAAAATTTCATCCATTATTTCATCACATTTATTAAGCATTTCCAAAGCTTTGCTATCCCAATCTATTGTTTGCAATATTGTTTTTGTAGATACATTTTCCATTTGTTTAGGTAATCTTGCATACATTCCTGTACACAACAAATAACAAATATAGTACAAATATGCTATATCTAGTAACTCTAATTGTGTAGAAAGCTGTTCGTCTGTAAACTCATTAATCTTTTTATTAATATAATTACTTGCTTTAATTTTAAAAGTAGGAGAGTTTATGACGTTATTATCTAATATTTCTTCAGGCACTCCCATTATTGCTCTAATTCTAGTTCCTAATTCTTTTGCTGAAAACATATCTTCAAATGATCTTGTCATTTTTCTCTCCTCCTTCCTTTATTAATCTAATTCTAATATAGCTGAAGCTCTTGAATCTATCTTATTAAATCCTGCATTTTCAGTCATATAAGCCATTTGTGTTTGATTTGAAGATGCTTTTTCAACTTCATTTATAACAGATCCTGCTTCTAATGTTCTTTCAATAGCATAATCTTTTGCTAAACCAACGATTTGATGTTTATTTCCACTTGTCATTGGAACATCTTCACTATAAATAACTTTTAATGTACTTAATAATCCTTGTGGAAATTCAAAAGTAACTTGTGGATTTATAGCATTTGTTAAGTTTTTATCCATTAAAATTGTACAAATTTGTGTATATACATCTTCATCAACAAGTAAAGTATTGAAGTTAAATGGAGCTTGTTTGATTAAGAATTTTACTAATGTTGTTACATCTAATACTCCAGCTGTTCCACTTGGATTTAATACAGAACGTTTATATACTGTTGCTGGATTTGTATTTCCATCTCCATTTAATACAACATCTATAACTGCTCCAACTTCATCATAAGATGCTTGTAATGAAACTAATTCCATTTGTTTTCTAAACATATCAATTGTTGTTCTTCTTAATACTTCATAAGTAGCTTTAACTCCAATTCCATATTTATATATTTTGATTGCCATTTCTCCTAGTTTTAATGTAGCAACTGGAATATTAGCTCCTTCTGCAATTCTTCTCTTCTTTAATGCTTCTTTATTTTTCTTTCCTGCTGGTGTGTCAGATAAATCTAAAACAACTTGTTTTGCAGAATCTCCTGTAATTACTCTTGTACTTGCTACTATATCATTTATTATTGATGGCATACCAGAAATTTGTCTTAATTGTCTTATCATAAATTCTGGGAATAAAACTCTATTTTCATTAGTTGTAAAGAAAGTCATCATTGATGAACTTTGAATACCAAATTCTAAATTATCTTTTACTATAATTCCTTTTGATAATAAAGCTATATCAAAAGCATCTAACTCCCCATTAAATTTTTCAACTATACTTGTATATTTATTATTCAAATATGTTGATAAAGATACTCCCTCTGCTGCTGCTGCTTCAGCATCTGCTAGAGAAACATTGATTTTTTCATCATCTTTTAATTTTAAAAATTTGTTCATTTTTTTTCCTCCTTATTTTTTTTAATTAAAATTTCAAAGTTGCAAATAAATTTGTACTTGCTGATGGTACAATTACAACTCCTGCTGAATCTGTATCTGATACACTTGATACAACTCCTGCATTATTAACAGCTAAAGTTTTAACTCCTGCATTAATTGCTGCTGCGGTAGGAACTCCTTCTACATATCCAGCTGTTTGAACTGTTGCAAATCCATCCATTTCATAAGCAATTATTACCCCAAATACTGCATCAGCTGTTGTTGGTGTACTTGCACCAAATCCAACTGTTCCATCTGTATTTAATTTTACTGCTAATCTTGAATCGTTAATGTCAACATTACCAGTTCTAGCATTAACTTTATTAGCTTCTAAATAAGCTTTTGTTGTAGCATCAACTCTATATGTAGCTGCAACATATCCTATTCCATCATAACTTACTATTTTATTCATTTTTTTTTCCTCCTTTAAATTTTAATAATTTCCTGTTTTGAATTGCTCTAAGTCAATTCTATTCATTTCTTCTTTATCTTCTGTTTGTTCAATATTAGCTTTTGAAACTTTTTCGTTTCCAAATTGTGCTTTAGCTTGTTCTTCCCAAATTTTTCCCATTTGTTTTATATCTTTTGTTTTCATATTAGAGAAAGTTTTTGTGAAAATATCTTTGTCAAAAGCATTTCCCATTGAATGAACTCCACTATCCAAAGCTTCAGATATAACTTCTTGTCTATTTTCTAACCCTTCTTGTGCAAGTTCAACCAATTCATCTACTGAATCACAGATATTTCCGAATTTTTCTAAAATGTCCTTTGATGTGTATAAAGCTTCTTCAGTAGCCTCGCCTTCATGTTCTTCTGTTTCAACCGTTGCTTCATTTTCAGTTGTTTCTGTTACTTCATTTTCTAATGCATTTTCTTCTACATTTTCTTCAGTAGCAGTTTCTGTAGCCTCTTCAACAGTTTCAACATCTTGATTCTCTAACTCTGTTGTCTCTGCTTCGTTTTCTTCCATATCTTCTTTTCCTCCTTTCTCCATTAATTCCTTATATAATAGGTTTATACTACCATTAGTAGAATAACCAAATATAATATCTTTTTCAGAAAGGTCTTGTTTTCCATTTAATGGTTTTAATGTTCCATTAGATGTTTGTATTTCTTCTCCTGCTGCTGATTGAATTATAGCGTTAGGATAAGCTCCATCAAAAACTATGCTGTTTTCCATAAGAACATTATTTCCAGCATGTAGTTCTTTTGGAGGTTCTGCTTGAATTATACATTCTTTTACTTCGTTTGTATCTTCATTTACTATATATTTTCTACCTGGTATATGTTCACAATTTCTATAATCATAAATAGAATGTCCACAAATATTGCATTTATAAGATTCTCTAGTAGTTCCCCATCCAACACTTGTATCTGCTAATATACCACTTTCAATTAATTTTATAATATCATTCTTACTGTAACCATCAACTTTACTATCATCTCTTAAAATATATTGAGTTGTATATAAAGTTGTTTCTTCGCCTTCTTGTGTGCCTCCTGCAAGTCTACCATCAAAAACTTTTCCTATAGGAATACTTTGAACTCCTAATTGAGACCAGTTATGATTTAACATTAAAGAAACACCTTTTTTTGCATCATCCTCCATTACTCTAAGCAAAGCTGGAGTTAATCTCATATATCTGTTAGGGACAATTTTGTCTCCTACAGCTAAAGTTTCAAACACAAAAAAATCTTCTTTTTTGTAATTATCACCTTTTATATGTTTTTTCATTTTTTCCCATTGTTCATCAGTAGGTATAAAATTTGGCATTATTTCTTCACCTCTTTCTTCTTGTCTTCTTTTAATGTCTTTGTTTCTTTTTCTTTAGGTTTTTCATTTTCTTCAGATTTTTTAAAATCTTCTTTAATTTCTTCTCGTTGTTTTTCTGCTTCGTCTTCTTTCTTGTTTAAAAATTTTTCTTTTTCTTCAATTAATTTTCGCTTTTCCATTTCAGTCCAAGGCAAAATATCTATTGAAGATTTAACAATTAAAGCCATATTGTTACCTCCTTCTTTTAAAATTATTGTTGTTGTTTTTCTCCTGTTGCTTTACTATTGCCTATTGCACCTTGTGCTGCTTCATCTATATTAATCCATCCTTGATCTTCTGCTGTTTTAAAATGCTCATCTTTTTTGTTTTGTGCATCCCATTTTTGGATTTCACTCTGATATTCAAGTGGTTTATGTGTTAATTTAAAAGTTCCTTGATAACCATTTAATTGTAGCCATATTGCACCAATATCTTCTATTAGTCTCTTACTTTTTTGTTGAAAACTTTTTACCATATCGGTAATTATTTTCATTTGTACTGTTCCCCAACTTTCTGTTTGACCACTAGCTCTATTCATTAAAAATCCTAAAGTTTTACAACCATTTAACATTTGAATATCTATCGTATCAAACCAAGCTCTTGTATCTATTGAACTTCCTGCTGAAGAATTTGAATTTCTATTTACTTCAATATCATCTGTCACAACAATATCTTGTGTTGGTTCTCTTCCTACTGCAACCGAAGACGCTAATTCTATAGCTCTTTCAATTGCTTCATTTACTGCTTTTTTATCATTTCTTTGTGATGCAGGTAATGAATTTATTACCCTTTCTTTGTTAATACTAAAAACATTATAAGGATAACCTTGTCTTCTTAAAACAGCCGAACTGTCTCTAATAGTTTGTAATTTATAATCTACTGCTGATACAGCTGACTCTAAAAGATAAGGTCCATTTGGTTTTGTTATATCTGGATTTGCAATTACCCAAAATACATTTCCTTTAGTTAAATCTATTTTATTTCCTTCTTGGTCTTGATATGGAATCCATTCTTCTACTCCATCTCTTTTTTCTAATTGCCATTCAATTGTTCGAGGATCAATTATATATATTCCAGAAAATGTATTATCTCCTCCAACAACAGCTTCTATCATCATTACATTATACAATAATCCTACTCTATGTAGATTATCTATTAATCCGTCAAGACCATCTTCGCCCAATTTATTCCAATGTTTACATTGCTGTTCAAACAAAAGTTCTGCATCAGGTAATCTGTTTCCTTGTAAATCTTTGATTTCTACATTTACACCTTGCATACATAGTCTTTGAAATGCCCATACAGATTGAGATACATCAGGGTCTCTTGCTGCAATGACTTCTATTTGTTCTCCAATACTTGTTCTATTTCTTAAATCTGTTAGTAAAGCTGATGTTTGACTATACTCTTGTGCTTCTGTATCTCCTATATTATACCCTGCATAAGATACTTTATTACCTGTTTTTATCTCAATTACTTCTATTGAATTTTTTTTAGAGCTTCTACTTTTGGCAAACTTGCCAAAAAATTTTTTTATACTATTTGCCAAAATACTTCACCTCTAATTTTATTATATATTATGGTTTTTTAAAAGTAAAGTTTTTTTTAAAAAATATTTTTAAAATAAAAAAAGGACCAATGGTACTTGGTCCTTAATTGATACTATGTAAATACTTACCTAGTATATATCATATTTTATTATTTTTGTCAATATTTTTATTAAAAAAAACCATTTTTTACACTACTTTTCATGTTGTATTTATTTACTGCTACAAGAAAATTATTATTACTATAAAAATTAGCCATTTCATCAACACTTCCAGCTGTTACGTCTGCAACTGCAAAATAACTAGCAGAAACAAAGTCATCATGTCCTCCTGCTGTCATATTACTGTATGTTATAGTTTTTCCTTTATCTGAAATATCAAATCCATAATCTTCAAATTGCCTTATAGCTTTTTCTGCTGTATCATCAATATTATGTATTTTATATTTATCAGACTTAATCAAAGTAGTTAAATTTTCAACTAATCTTTCTTTGTTATGTCCTTGCTCTGGGTAGGCAATATAAGCAATTCCTGCAAGTTTAAAAATATCTTCTAACGCTTCTCCTAAACCAGTTTTACCATATCTAACAATAGCATAATTCCATTTTTTTACTAACTCTTTTATATAAATATTAATTTGTACATTGTATGGTATTTTTTCTAACTGCATAAGTTCAACAACTTCACCTGTTTGCTCACAATAAACAACAACGCACGCTCCATCTATACTCTTTGCAGGGTCATAGCCTATGCTATAAGTAAAATAAGGCTTTGGAGTTTTTATATCTCGTATATATTCTCTTAACTCATCTTTTGGTAAAGAAGGTTTATCTATTACAGCTTGTTCTCTGAAATTAGGGAATTGCGCTCCTGCATCATCAGAAGGTAATCCTAATATGTCTTCTCTGTATTGTCTATCTGAACGAGACAGCATTAAATCTTCTTCATAAGTTCTCTTGTCTGCTAAATATGGGTCGTCTCCTTTATCAACCCATTTATCTATTCTTTCATCATAAACTTTATTTCTTAAATTTGCAAAATAAGGGTTATCCCATCTTGAAACATAAAATGTTTCCCAATTTGGTCTTTGCTTCTTTCCACCTTCAATTCCCCATCTACAAACTTCATTAAAAAATGTTCTTCCTCTTGGAGAACTGTTTACAAGCAATAAACCTCCAGTTCCATTTGGACCTCTTCCAGGAGAATCTAAACGGTCTGTAATATTTCCAATAACAATATCAAACTGTTTTATACGAGCTGCCTCTGTTATCCAAACTATATCCAATCCAACAGAAACCAAACTATCAGGATCATCAGCAGAACGAAATTCAATCAATCCACCATTAATTGTATCTATTGAATAGTTTTCTTTGTCATAATTAACAACCAACTCTCTTGGAAACGTATTCATAATTTCTCTTAAAAGTTGTCCTGCAAGTCTGTAAGTAGGAGCTATTATCCAACCATGAACCTTTGGAACATAAGTATAATCTCTGTCTTCATTTAACATTTGAATAAATTTATTAGTAAATTCCATTGTGCAACTACGGTCTTTACCAGTTCTAGCAGCTCCAGAAATAACTTTGCATCTTTTTGTAGAACTATGAAATTTTTGTTGCCAAGGATATGGCTGATATTTTATTGAAACTTTTGCTGTTTTTACTTCGCTTTTTTTAGATACTATTTTTCTACATTTATTGCAATACTTATAATTATTAAATATCTTTTTGCCTGTCTTTTCATCTATTCTAAAACCTTGCGTAAAAGTTTTTCCACAATCTTGACAAATCCCAGTATTTTTTCTTACTTCTTCTGCTAATATTGATTTACCTTCTAAAATATCATCCATCATTTATATCAGCTCCTAATTGGAAATCTTCTCCACTATCATTAGTGAACTTAATTGCAATTTTCATATTTTTACCTGATTTATTAGTTTTCATCTTGCTAATCATTCCTTCTCTAGCATCAATCATTGCCTTAGCCATTAAACCAATTTCTTTGTATGCTTTTGCTACATCTTGGCCGCTTTCCAATTTCTGTCTAATATATTGATTTATCATTTCAATATTTTCAGGATTATTCATTACATCAAACATATTATTTATTAATTCATCTGCTTTAGATATTTGTCCTAATGTTTTAACATCTTCGCTTAGTAACTTATTTTTCTTTGCTAAATTAAGAGCTTTTTTCATTTTTTCCATATCACTATAATTATTAAGATTTTTATCTAAAATCTCTCGTTCGTCATCTGGCAACATAAAATCCAAAGAAGTTACTCCGTTTTCATAAACTATTGCTTCCTGTATTTCCTGCTCTGATATTTCATTATCTTCTTGTTTAGGTATAAAAAAAGCAGTATTAGCTAATGCTAAATCATCAGTACGTGTATTTGTTTCAAAATTGATAAATTTTGTTCCACTATTTGCTTGATTTATCTTACCACTTTTATTTTCTTTCCCTGGCATACCGTTCTCCTTTCCCCTATTATATTAATAGGCTACTGTTTTCAGTAGCCTAAAATTCAAAGGATTATTTTTTTCTTTTAATTATTTTATATTTGTCTGTTTTTTCTTCTTTTTGTATTTTTTTGTTTTCTTTTTTTATTTTTTTTTCAGACTCTTCAAAAATAGGAACGCTTCTAAATTCTTCATCTGCAACTTCTTCAAATTGTTCATTTACCTTTTCTTTATTTTTAAGCTTCACAAGTGCATCAAAATCTTTGTTTAATGTTTCAACATCATTATAAAATCTTTTCTTTATATTCATTTCATCAGTTCCAAACTGAAAATAAAGTTGTTCTTCATATTTTTCTAAAATGTTTAATTCTCCTTCTCTAACATTTTTATTGTTTATAGAATCACAAACATAAATTATTTCATAAGCCATATCATTTATCCTCCTTTTTATTGTATTTTTTATGTAATATTTCATTTTCTACAAAATCTTCTGTAGTAAAAAATTGTGGTCGCCTAATCATATATTCAACTATTGCATATTTAATTCGTTGTTCTAACGAAACGTCTCTTCCTTCATAATAGTCCATTCTTGCACACCCAGAAAGAAATAAATTCCATAAATTACAACCCGGGAAAATTCCTTTAGCAAAATCAAAATTAGTTTCTGGATTTATCTCAAACATAATCGGATTGATATATTGCCAATGTTCAAGTTTACTCACATCAGGATTTATATCAAAATTTTCTAAATTTGGTAATAACCCCGTTGCTTGATATGTATCATAAAAATAAGCAGGAATACATAACATGTTCTTGTCTTGCACAATATACCAATCACAATAAGGAATAAACCTTGCTAATTCAGGAAAACTTTCTTCTATCTTTTCAACTTCTTTATTATTTATAAAACGAGTTAATTTAGCTATATCATCTTGTGGTATATTATTATTTATTGCTATTTCTATTAAAGTATATAAACCATCAAAATAATTCATTTTCGTTCCCTTCTTTTATAATTAAATTTTAGCATATTATATCTTAAAAGTCAATTTTATTTTTAAAACGGAAGTTCCATATTTTCCACATCATAAGAATATTCTTCATCTTCATCGTCAACTACATCATTGTTTATCTGCATATTAAGCATTATGCATTTTGTACAACCTCCACCAATTTTTACATTCTTTTGATTTCTTCCTTTATCACATTTAGTATAACCTTTTCTTTTCCAAATATTTGTAATCTGTCCAAAATCAAAACCATTTTCTTCTAATACTTTCTTTAAAGGTTGTATTAAAAAAGCTATATAGCCTTCATTAGTACCTGCCATTTCTTTTCCATAAATATCAATATTCTTATATCTATCTTCTGTTCCATCACTATCTTTAGATAAAAAGCATCTTTCTTTAGTTATAGTCCAATCCTTTACTACTTCATAAGCTCTTTTTTCTATCGCTGTTTCTTTTTCTTTTACAACTTTATTTTCAAAATCTTTTATTGTTAAATAAAATTCATCCTTAAAAATTATATCCGTAAGTATTTTATCCCCAGTCATAATGAGTGCTTCAAGCGTTTTTTGCTTTTCAGAAATGCTTTTACCTTGTATTTTTGTTTCTTCTCTTTTTTCTTTAAATATCTGTTTAATATCATATTCTCCTAAATGTTTTAATATTTCTCTTATGGGATTTCCATAGTTTTCTTTTACAAAATCCGCAACTTCTATTGGATCTTCAAAAGCACTTTCTAATATTTCACAGCAAAAGCATCTATTATAAGCACCATTGTCACTATTAGCCTTTACAATATTTTTTTCTCCATTCGTTATTACTACATTATTCCAAGAGTTTTCTTTCCCTATTCCTCCAACTTTAGTAGATCTCGCCTTTCCTCTTCCTGATTCTATCATAAATAACATTTTATCGTAATCTTTAGCATCTCTTTGCAGTTGCATTTCATTTATGAACAAAGGAATATTATTATACAAGTTTAATCTATATTCCAATCCTGCATTAGTAAAATTAAAATTTATTCCTATACCAGAAGAATCATTTTGACTTGGATTTCCAAATATCGATTGCCCTACCATACAAGCAAGAGTTTTTCCATAACCACTTTCGCCAAAAACATGAATAGTAAATCCACTCTGTTTTATATATTTAAGCAATATAGAAGCTACTGCTCCTGCCATTATTATTCTTGTTATGTTATTTATCTTTCTTCTTTCTTTAAAAAATTCAACCCAATCTTCTAAAGTTCCAGATGTACCAAACCTTTCATCGACTCTCGATAAATCTTTTGCATTATCAAATTCATACGTTTTATCATACGGAACTAATTTATCCTTTATCCAACCAAGTCTTGATACAGAAATCTCAGTTTTTATCTTATCTTTGTTTAAATTCTCAATTTCAGTTAAATATTTTATTAGATATTTTGCATTTTCCGAGTTTACTGCTATTCCTAAATCAGATAATTTTATTATAGCTTGACTGCTGGATATTATTGATTTATCAACAATTACCGATTTCCATTCGGAATTTGTATAATATGCTAATTTTATTTTTTCAGTTCCATCTTCAACACTTCTATATTTTTGTACTGGAACAATCGGATGATAACATACCAAAATTCTTCCAACATTAGGGATATTTTCATAAATAATTCCTTCTGGTGACAATTCATAGCGACTTGTATTATAGTTATTCTCATTTAATCCAGGGAAAGTTAAAAAGTTTGATTGATATACATACTGTTCTTGCTGACTATCTTTATATAACTTGTATGCTGCTGAGAATCCTGTATAACGTTTTTTCTGACAGACATCTTTAATCTTATTCATCATTTTCATAAAATCGTCTATATCTGCATTTATTTCATCCTGGTATAGTCTTTCAAACACTTTTAAATTAAAAATATCTTCTCTAGTTTCAAAATTTAAATCATCATCTTCATCTTTTTTCTCTTCAAGTACCAAATAATCAGTATTTTCTTCTAATTTTTTCAAAAGTTCAAGTGTTTTTTCTTTTCCAACTGCATTTTTAACATCAGAAATATCGCCTTTTTTCTTCAAATGTGGCATAACATCACATAAATTAAATACTTTTATGTTTTTAACTTTATCTTTTACATGTTCTATTACTTGTTTTATATATTCACTACCTACTTCATCATTATCTGATACAATTCTTATCTCTTTGTTTCTTATAGGCTCAAACAATTCAGGGTTTTTCTTCGCATAACCAACTAATCCTCTTCCACCTCCTGGAGTTGTCGTTCCTGCTATTCCTAATTCCTTTAGTGTATCTGCATCTTTTTCTCCTTCAGTAAAATAAACTACCTCAGATTTTAAAACCTCAGGCAAATTATATAAAACACAATCTTTTCCTTCTAATTTTCCAACATATCCTTTTACATATTTACCATCTATTAAAGCATAAGGGTAAAATTCCTTCTGTCCTGTCGATTCTTTTACCCATTTTTCGACTTTCATTGTGATACTTCCATCTGCTCTTCGATAAAAGTATTCCCCAGTTTTAATATTTTTTTCTTTTTCGGGATTAAACTTATCAATATTTACATTTAAACCCAATGTTTTATTTATCTCTTTTGCTGCTTCTAACGCACTTATATTATTTTTCTTCATAACGAAGTCTATTGGAGTATATCCTTCTCCACAAGCATAGCACCACCATGTATTTGTCTCTGTATGAAGTTTTAAGCTAGGTTCTTTATCGTTATGCATAAAACAATTTATTCTATCTTGCCTATCAATTTTTAAACCATAAGCTTCTGCGAGTCTCTTAATATCAGCTTTCTGATTAATCTCTTTAAAAATATTATTTTCCATCTTTTGAACCTCACCTATTATTTATTTTTTACATATTTTCTTATATGTTCAACAATAACTTCACTCATATTTGTATTATTTTCTATGCATTTAATGTTAAATTCTTTTTTTAAATCTTTATCAATTTTAAAAATAATAGAATCAATATTCCTTTTTCCTTCTTCTTGCATAAATTTCAAATCACTCCTTTCTTTTTATATACCATTAGTATATACTTCAATATTTTTATATCACTTTTCTTTTAAAAAAGCAATATGTTTTTTTAAAATTTTTCCCCGTTTATGTAAACCATATTTTCGTAATGCTTACTATATATACCAATAATAAACAAAAAAAAATTAAAATTTTTATTAAAAAAATATTAAGTGGTAATTCAGAAGCCTGTAATTTACCTCTTTAAAGCAACCGCTAAATCGTTGGTACTCTAAGAAAAGATGGTTTAGTTACCAAATTACCTATTTTTTTTCACACATATATTATATATACATATAATAAAAAAACACACAACACACAACACACATTTTATATATTATATATTTTTATATTTTATGTGTATAATATATGTTATTATATAATATATATTTTTTTTTATAGGTAACTAGGTAACTGTGTGTAACTTTATTAATTTTCTCTTATATATATATATTATATATTTAATAAAATAATATATATATAAGGGGTTTTAAGATTTTTAATCTTGAAAAATAAGCGTTACCTCTCTCGTTACCTGTGGGAGTAAGCATAGGTAATTTTCTTAACAAAAAAAAGAGTAATTAATTATAAAATTAACTACTCAACTACTGGTCAACTACTGGTCAAACACATCAGATTCAAGATCATCTTCATATAATTCCTGTATTTTTCTATTTAATTTATTTACAGTTTTAGCTGATAAATGAGGATTCATATATTCTTTAAATGCATCATAAAGCCAATAAGGAACATCTCTGCATTTACTAATTATCGAAGGATTAACAGCCCAACAAAGGTACTGGTGATACCTTATTTGCTTCAATGCAGTTTTTCTAAGGACACTCCAACACCTATCAAATCTATGTCTTCCGTATTTAAACCTAATATGTTCTCTAATATAATCTTTATCCATAGGTTTGTAAATTATATTGCTAAATTTGCTTTTTCTTTTAACGCGATAGACAAGCATATTTTCCTCCGTCATCAATTCACCTATTAATAGTAGTAAAGTCCAAGTGCTTTCATCGTAGTTATCAGGTAGGGAGTCGAAATAATATTTAATACACAACGCTCTGTTTCTGTATTTATAACCGTTTATCAGAGAATCCGTCATAACCAAGCCAATATTTTTCATCCATAATTTCGCCAGTATCAGCATCAATTTCTACTTTTCTATTAACATATTTACCCATAATTATTCCACCTCTTTTCTATACTTACATTTATAACATTTATATTTTTTATAAAATAGATTTCTTCCGATTAATATAGCATTTATGTAGATCGCAGTACAGTTTCGCCGTTCGTTTATTCCCTAATTTACCGATATAGGAACATAACCCTGTCATCTTTCAAGATTTCTCGGGTCCTTTTCAATTCTTGATATTTCGGAGAATCTAAATGATTCTCTATAGAGGTATCTACCGATTATCAAATTATTTAAATCATCCAAATCAGTCACATTGGAATCAAACAGCATCAAATCCACGAAGCCGTCATAAATACCAACAATTTCGCCAATTCTTTTAACTTTCAATCTATTTCTTGCCAACGGATTAATATTCTGCATAACAGCAACGAGCATACCTATTTTACAATCTTTTTTATTCATTAAACCCTCCTTCTGGGAAACCTGGTACATCAGAGTTCATACCAGTAATTTCACCGAGGGAAAACACTTTCAATAATATCAAGAGATACTTTTAGTGCTTCAATAAAATCCGATTCTTCTAGTTTCTTATTCTTACCTTTTAGCATTTCCCTTAACTTTATTCTATTCATTTCGGTATCTTTTATTACTCTATGTGTATGGTCGCTATATAGCTTATATACGAACTCGAAATCTCTAGCTTCCTTCTCATATTCGCCATAGACTCTTTCTCTATTCTTCGTAGCTACCTCTTTGCTAATCTCTCCTCTCTTAAACATTAATACTAGCTGTCTCATAGCATTAAACGCTTCAGCTTCTACCAGATTATACCCTTCTGGTATCTCGTTAAATCTAACTGCATCTTTCATTATTTCTTCTGCTTCTCTCATATATATTCCTCCTTTTAAATCCACCTAATAACAGGTTCGCCAGTGAAACCCTTCTGCCATACAAACCAGCAATAGCAAGTAGGGCTGCTCATTTTTCTACTCATGTCTCCATTTATGTAGCATATCTGCCTTGTGCTATTAACATACACATATTTAGGTGGATATTTTTTAAATAACTCTCTTCTACCCTGACCTTCTAAGAACTGTATCTTTAAGAACATTACAGTATATGCTCCTATTCTTGTTACTTCTAATGCCTTCTCAACAAATTCTTTAGCATACTTATATGGAGGATTTGTTAATATATCACCATACCAACTATCTGGAATACTCTTTAGAAAATCTGTATTTCCACTACCATAACCTCTATCAACCAAATCGGTACTCCATACATCATATCCTCTACTCTTTAATACTTCACTTAGGTGTCCTTCACCGCATGCACATTCCCATATATTCTTATGCAGCCTGATACCATCTTCTTCTATCTTATCTAGGAATATCTCTAACGCCTTAGGATCTGTCGCATAATAATCATTAGTCTCTCTTTCTCCCTCACTATGGTTACTTGCCCCTAACTGAACAAACGTAGTCTTCTTATTCCCAGTCCAATCTTTCATCTACTTTCCTCCTTTCCCCGTACCGTAACTAGCAACCGTAATATACCCACTACCTAGGTATCTTACCGTAACTACTTTTTCTCCTCTTAAATCTTATCACACCTTTCCTAAAATTTCAATATCTTATATCACTTTTTCTCCATATTTGCATTTAAAAAAATTTATGAACTGTGTTCATTAAATTGCAGCGCCGCCGCGACTGCATTTACAGTTCATAAATTTCACAGGAAAGCGTTGGTACAACTGCGTTACAGAAAATTTTAACGATTATATGTTTGGTTTTTTAGCTCGGTGTGATCGCCCTACGCTTTCCTTGGCGTTCCTACACTGCAGCTATTATTAGTCTGACTACGGCTATGATCCCCCTATGATCCCCCACGAGGACTTTTAAAAAATTTCGGGAAGTGACCCTTGGCGATTTTACAAAAATGTCCCCCCTCCTGATTTTTTTTGGCTTTAAAAAAGTCTTGAAAGTATTGATTTTACTATAGTTTCAAAGGATAATAGAAAAAATATCAATTTATTCTATTATATATTATGATTTTAAAATTTTAAAAAAATCAAAAAAAATGTGATTATAACGCGATCGCTTTTTTGTACACTCTACCACATAAAAAAAATCAAAAGAATATATATAGTAAACTATATAAAAAAACTACATAAAAAAATAAAGATTAATATATTATAGAAAAAACAAAAATTTTAATAAAAAAATAATAAAAAAATAATAAAAAAAATATATAATAAAATAATATAACATGTTATATTTTAATTCTAACATAAAATTTCTTTGCTACAGTCTCAAGGGATAGACGACTTTTTTTAAAAAAAGTATTGACGAAAAAATAAAATAGTAGTATTATGATTATAGTAGTAAATGATATTACTATAAAAAACCTATAAAAACCGTATGAAAAGAGGTTGCAAGCGGTCATATAAAAAAATAATTTGGAGGTGTTTTATTATGAGAATAAAACAAAACAAAAAAAACATTATTTACTTAATTATAGGAAGGTTAACAGTATATTTTATAATATGGGGGTTGTTAGTAAATATAAGTATTAAAATATTATTGTATATTATGAATAACTGTATAACTACATTATAATTAAATAATAAAAAAATAAAAAAATGGAGGTTGTTTATTATGAATAATAAAATAAAAAATATTATAGAATATACTTTAAAAAATGGAGGTTGTAGCTTTAGTAGTAAACTTGATATATTGGAGAATTTAAAGGGATACATAGTATCATTGCAAAAATACGAATATAAAACAAATATCAAAAATATTCAGGAGATAGAAGAAAACATACAAAGTAAAATAGAAAAAATAGGAAATAGAAAAAATTATATAATAGGGACATGGATAGATGCAGGAATATTATACATTGATATTAATAAAATCGAATTAAATTATACTAGAGCGGTAGAACTTGGCAAGAGCCAAAAACAATTGGCAATATTTGACAACAATAAAAAAGAATGTATATATCTAAAAAAAGATATATTATATATACTATACGAATATAAAGAAAAAATAAATGATATCGAATATATAACAGAATATAAGAACAAAAAAGAACTTGTAAACGGTACGGGATTTTTTGAATTTAGAAATATAAAAAACTATATATATAATAAATTCGATAAAATAGACAAGTATTTTATAAAAAACAATAAAAAATATATCATAATTCAAGAAGAAGCATAAGAAAAAAAGAGGGATTGAAAAATCCCTTTTATTTTTTTTGTAAAATTCCGTTATATAAAAAATATGGTGTTATAATTAAAATGTAAACGGAACGGAACGAAAAAAACAGAATAAAAAACAGAATAAAAAAATAATATAAAAAGTTTTGTAATTTTCCGTTGAGTACAAAAAAAGCGTGTTAAAATAAAGACAGTTAGGCAGAAAAACAGCACACAAAAAAACACTAAAAAAACATAAAAAAATACCAAAAATACTATATAATACAGGGCTTTAAATTAGCGGCGGGAGAAGATAACAAAAAAAATAAAAAAAATTTTGTAAAAAGTCGTTAAACACAAAAAAGTGGTATTATAATAAAATTAACAAAAACAAAAAGCACATTGAAAAAAAGAAATACCTTGCTAGTTCGCTGGTCGAAAAATGGCATAATTCGAGATAAAGAGCCATAGGAACAGCCGACCTCTGAAAAAGCCCAATAGTCCGTTGGGAGCATTTACTAGTGCGATAGGTAACGCTATATAATATAGTTATGTATATTATTAATATATATATAATTATGTTATGTAATATAACATAAATGTTTCACAAGAAACAAAAAAAATAAAAAAGGAGTGATTTGTTATGGAAATTAGAGTAAAAAAAGTAAATGGAAAAAAATTTGAATTTGTCAATGAATATTATGAAACAAGTAATTCATGGGGACATAAAAGCACACTATTAATCAATGGATATGAACAGGAAAGCATAAAAATCAGATATTATAACAGAACATGGGAGTGTTATACATACCAAAGTGCAATGTATAAAGTTTTGGGCGAATATAAAGACAGACTTTTAAAAAGATTTTTGGAAAATTATCTATATAATACGGGCAAAAATAGGTTCGGCAAAAATGAAAAGGCAAAAGTTATAGAAGACTTTGAAAAAAGCGAAGATAATAAAATAATTAAAAAACTACACAAGGCAATTCAGGAAAATAATTTTAGTAAATAAAGGGGGGATTTTATTATGGAAATTAAAAAAGATTATGATTTTAATGATTTAAGAGAAGAATGTTGGAGCGGTGCAATAAATACACTTGAAATAATTGAAAAAAATGATAAAGAAGAAGAATTAATGGAATTATTGGAGGAAGAATTTGGGAATGTAATACCTACAATGACAGAGGTAAATGATTTTTTATGGTTCGAAGATGATTTTATTTTTGAACAATTGGGCATAAATGATAACGGCGAAAATGAAGACGAAGAGTAAAGGAGGGATTTTCATGGAAAAAGAAATAGAACATGGTATAAACGAATTTATTTTGATGACTTTTAATACAAAAAAAATATATGATTATTACAAAGAACTTTTAGAATTAAACAGGCAAATAAAAAAGAAATTTACAGCAATAGAATTTTATAATTGCATAAAAAATAAATTTTATACAGATTTTTACGCAAATAAAATAACAAGAAATTTATTAGCATTTAACGGAGATTTAACACAATTTGAAAAATTTAAAGATTTTGAAAATAGAGTTTTAGATGATTTAGCAAAATAATAAAATAATAACGGCAAAAACTAAAGAAAAATCGCCCTCGAAAGTTTTAAATTGGAGAGGGTGCAAGATTTTTAATAAATGAAAGGGGCGAAAATTTTATGAATAGAGTTGAAAAAGCAAAAGAGATAATAAACATAATAAGTAACAGGTGGAAAGAATTAACAGAGCAATTTTATGTATGCTATTCTGTAAAAGAATTGGCATATACAACGGCAAGTAAAATTTTTCAGGAATATTATAGCGATAAAATTGAAGATATTTACACTACAATATATTGTAAAAAATTAAAAAATAAATGGAAAATAGCAATGCCATTTGAATATGATATATATTTTATATTTGATATTTATTGGGCAACAGGTATGTTTGGAGATACAGGGCTACACATAGGAAACGGCGAAATATTTGGGGCATTACCTAAAGGGTATGAAGATATTGAATATGTAATAGAAGATGAAGAAGAATAGGAGGGAATTATTATGAGTAAATTTTATGAATGGAGTAAAAACGGCAATAAAATGATTATACATAGTGATTTTAAAGAATTTAATAAACAAACAAAATACATTAGTAACGGCAATATAATTACTAACACAATGTACGGCAATTATATTCGACCATATAATGAAACAAAATGCAATGGGCAAGAATGGGAGCAAGGACATTTGTTTAATTATGATTTGCAATATTTTAGTATTAGCAATAGTTATAGAGAATATATAAAAATGCTAGGAGAACAAGGAATAAAAGTTATATTATACGAGATTTTTATATATAGGAACGGCGAAAAAAATATTTTAGGTTGGTTGATTGAAGATAGTAAAATAGGCAAAATTATAGATTTAAGTGTTAATTATACTTATAAAACTAATTATTTAAAAAGAGTATCAGCATTAAAAACAGTACAAAACATATTAGAAGAAAAAAGGGGGAATTAAAAATGAATAATAAAATTTTATATGATAAAATAGTAAAAATATTAAATAACGAGGATAAACAGCCAATGGTAACACTTGAAAATATTAAAAAAGAACTTGAAACAGAAATAATAACGGCAGGAAAGGTGAATAATAGCATAAAACAGGCATTTAAAAGACTACAAAATTATAACGAATTAAGGCCAAAATTTCAAAATGTATTAAGAAACGGCGAAAATAAATACACAATAACAAATAGTTATTTTTTAATAACATATACAGAAGAACAATTACCAAAAGAACTAAAGGCATATATAAATCCAAACGAAAAAGAAATTGATGAAGGTTTCCAATTTGAAAAATTAAGAAATATGGACGGCGAAATTAGCAAGGTTAGTATTAATTATGATTTTTTATTAAAAGTGCATAAATATAATAAACTCAATAAATTAGATGATATGTTTACATTACAGAATGGTTTTACATTTAATATACAATACTTTTTAGATATATTGGCATTGTTAGGGCAAAAAGATTTAAAAAATGTAATCTTGGAAGTGAGCGAAAAAACAATACACCCAATGAACATAATTTCAGAAAATGGAAAGGCAATTTTATTACCGATAAGAATGGAAGAAAATAAGGTAGATGAACAATTAAAATTACAAGAAAAAATTATAAAGGAGGGATAATTATGAATAAATTCGAAGTTGAAAAATACCCACAAGAAATAGCAGAGGCATTATATGAACAGGCAAAAGATATGGACTATATGGATTATGAAGATGAAAAAGAGCTAGTTATAGCAGATTTAGAAAACGCACTATATGATTTAAAAGCAATTTGTGAAAATGAACATAATAAAGAATGTTACAGAACATTGTATAAAATTTTAGAAAGAATTTAAAGGAGTGAAAATTATGTATTTTATAAAATTACAAAATAACTACGGCGAAATATTTACAAAAAGATATGAGAGTTATTACTTTTATTATAAAGATCTGGTAAAATTCAAACATACCAATAAATTAAGAATAATAAGCAATGGGAGAGTGATGTAATGGAAGATGAAATAATGGATATTATTTTTGATAAAATACAGGATAGTGAAGAATTAAAATCGGCAGAAATAGAAGAATATAAAAATTTATCAAATGAAAGTGTAATAAAAATTAAAATCGGCAAAATTGAATATGTAGTTACTTGCACTAAAATTTTTGGAGAATATAATTATTAAAAATTAATAAATAAAAGGAGATGATATTATGAAAAAATACATTGTTATTGAAGATTATCAAGGCGGAGAATTTGGAATGTATAGAGCATATACGGCAGAAGAATGGGGAGAGCAGGCTTATGAATGGGCAGATAGTGATGACTGGGAAAATCCAGATGAATGTTTATTAGAAAATTTTAAAACAGAGGAAGAACTTATAAATTTTATTTCAGAAATATGGGAAATAGAAATTGTGGAATTAAATAGTGAAAACGAAGAACTTATTAAGTATTTAAAAGATACGGCAGATGACTGTAATGGAAAATATAAATCAGAAAGAACAGAATGGGCAAAAGAAATTTTAAAAGAATTAAATAAGTAAAAAGGAGGCAAAAATGAAAAATTATAACGGAGTATATGTCAATAAAATAACAATAATAAAAAATGTTTTAATGAAACATACAATAGATAAAAAAAGAGGAAGTTTTAATAAAGAAATATTTGAAATTGAATTTGATAACGGCGATAAAGTTTATCTAGTAATGAAACCAAAAGATATGCAAGTATGTTTTAACGGCATAGATTTTGAATTAGAAGATACGATATTTACTAGAAGAAAAGTAATTTTTAGAGATGTATCAGAATTAGAAGAGGAGGAATAAAAAATGATAATAAAAATATTTAATAAAGAAAACAATCATGAAATCGGCGAATTTAAAATAAGAAATAACGCAAAGTCAGGAACAGTACACGATAAAGTAAAAGAGTATATTAATAAAAATTATGGTAGTAAAATAAGAAGCATGTTACCAACAGGCAAAATTGATTTTGCAACAGGTATGAGCAATATAAGTTATATATTATTTGGAGAAGATTTAAAATTTAAAAATATTTATTGGAAAAAGGAGGAAGAATAGTTATGAATATAATAGATGATTATATGCTTGAAAAATTATTAGAAGATTTAAAAAGAATTGAAAGTGATCTACAAAATAGTAGAATATATACTAGTACTATAAAAACAGCAAAAATATTAGTGGCAAATTTAGAATATTGTTATGAAAATGGAAAGGAGAGTAAGTAATTATGGAAAAAATATTTGTAGGAAGAATAAGAGATATATCAGACAGAGATGCTTGTTTTTACATTGAAAATGACCACAGAGATATTTGCGACCATTTAATATTTCAAGGAGCTTGTTATTCAGGATATTATGAAGAAATAAAAAAAGCAATAGAAGATAATAACGTAGATAGTTTTTTGACAAGAGAAGAATTGTTAGATTTTTTAGATAACAAAGGCAAATTTAATTATTATGTAGAAAAATTAACAAGTGAGCAAGGATTAAAATATAAAGAAAAAATAATGAACGAAGAACACGAAATGATGAAAGATGAGTATAATTTAACAGATGATGATATAGAGTATATTTTAGATAATTATAATTTAGATTATGAAGATAGGGCAATTATAGGAACAGTATATGATGACACTTATGAAGCAGGTTATGAATATGTTGAAAGTTGCTATACTATTCCTGATTATTTAGACGGTTATGTAGATTATGAAAAATTCGGTGAAGATTTATGCGAAAATGAAAATTATTTAGAATTAAATGACGGCAGAGTTGTAGTTTTAAATTACTAGAAAGGAGAATATTAATGGAATATTATTATTTAGTGGTTTATTCATCTCAATACGGATATGGAACAGCAAAAATAACAAGAAAAAAAGAAATTAATGGCTGGGAAGATTTAAAAGAAATAGAAAGGCAAATAAATAAAGAAAATGAATTTCTAACACATATAATAAATTACACTTTTATCGGCAGTAAACAAGTAAAAGAAAATAAATTTGAAACTATGGATTCAAAAGAATATTTGGAATATTTAAAAGAAAGAGTTGACACTTGGCTAGAAGAAGTTAAGAAAATTAAAGTTGCAACGAAAAAAAATAGACTAATAAATCAAATGGTAGAATATTCACAAGATATGATAAAACAAGCAGAGCAAATAAAAGCGGAACAAAAAGGGTTAGTTTATACTAATATATGTAAAAATTGTGGAAAAGAAATTAAAGTTTATAGAAAAAATATACGATATTGTGATGAAAAATGTAAAAAGGAATATATGAAAAAATATACACATAATCGTTATGTAAATATGTCGGCAGAAGATAAAGAAAAGAATAAAGAAGAAGCAACTAAGAGAATGAAAGAATTGAGAACAATGAGAAAGGAGCTTAAAAATGGAAAAACGAATTGCTAATAAAGATATTACATATTGCAGTAATATTAATTGTAAACAACGAAAAGATTGTTTTAGAAATTTAGATAATTATATTTATGACAAAAACGATAATTATTGGTTTATGGATTTTGCAGAAGAGTATTGTAATAAAGGTTATAGAAAGGAATAAAAATTATGCAAAAATTAATAGATATTACGGGCAATAAATATGGCAAATTAACAGTTTTATGTTTTGATCACATTGGAGGCAGGCGAAGAAGTTACTGGAAATGTCAATGTGATTGTGGTAACATAGTAATATTAAGAAAAGATGAATTTATTTATCAATATAGTCATACTAAATCTTGTGGCTGTTGGCACAGACAAGAAAGTAGTAAAAGACCTAGAAATATAAAAAATGGAAAATATATAAAAATTAGAAAGGAAATTTAATATGAATAAAACATATAAAGTTAAAATAATTTTTACAAATAATAGAGAAAAAATCGAAATAGTATCGGCAGAAAACGAACTACAAGCGATAGATCTAGTGATGAAACAGTATAAAAATGTTTTAGATATAAAAATAATTTAATTATTTCAAAAAACATATTGACATTATCTATATTTTGTTATAAAATGTCTTAAAAATAAGAGAGTATAAAAAAGGAGGGATAATTATGAAAAGAAATAAAATCAAATTAGTTAAATTCCTTGAAATTGAAGAATTAAAAGAGTTTGAAGAACCACTATATGAAAGGGCAAAAAGTGCATTGGAAAAAGAAAATATGTCAGTTCCTGATAAGATTGCACTTAGAGATTTCGTAGTGGTTAATTTAGTATATGCAGGAGCTTTAAGAATTTCTGAAGTTTGTAATTTAGAATTAAAAGATTTAGATTTAGAGCATAAAAATATCTATGTATTTAATGGTAAAGGCGGAGATAGAGTAGTACCATTACCAGATAAAGCAATAGAGTTAATTAAAAAATGGCTAGAAATTAGACCAAATTGGAAAAATAATCGTTATGTTTTTACAAATATTAAAGGCACAACTAGACCTCGGAAAAGCAAGACCATTAAATCAAAAATATTATAATCAATTATTTGAAAAATTGGCAAATGAAACAGGCATAAAATTAAGAGATGGAAGTAAACCTCATCCTCATACTTTGAGACATTCAAGAGCTATGGAATTATATGATAATACAGATAATTTACAATTAATCCAAAAACTTTTAGGGCATAAAAACATAGCAACAACACAAATTTATGCACAAGTGAGAGATGAAAAAGTTGCTGAAATGCAAAATGCAATTACTGGAGGGCTAATTAATTTATGAAAGAAGTAAAAGAATTAAGAATCATAAAACATTTGCCACAGATAGTATTACCAGCAAATAAAAATGAAATGTTTTTAAAATGGTATAATGAAGATCTAAGACTTCAAGATGAAATTCCTAAAACTTTTGAAAGAGGATATATTTTTGTAGAGAATACTTTTATAAAAAAGGATTTTTTTAATTTTTCTGATATTGCAAAAATTTATAAAACTACATATAGAATAATAGAAAAAGCGTATGATGATTTTTTTAGAATGACTAATAAAGTTATAGTTTATTTTGAATTTAAAGATATATTTTTGTATTTGGATATTTACAATAGTGTTGATAAGAATTTAATGGGCAGTTTAAAAGTAGATTTAAGTCATACGGACAAGACAAAGCCTAATCCACCTATTGAAGAAAAAATAGCAGAATTAACTAAAACTTCTGAGTTTATGGATTGTTTTACTTATTATTGTTTCGTGTTAATTCAATGTTGTCTTTGGTATTTAGCAACAACTACAAAAACAACTAAATATTATAGGGAAAATAGAACAGAGCCTTTTTATCACGAAGAAAAAACAGTAATAAATCCGAAAAAGAATAAAGTTGTAACTACTCCAATTTATGATATGAATAAAATAAGAAAAGTAAAAATAGAAAGTCTTGTTAAAAGGAGAAAAGGTTGGACTTACAGTCATAGTTTTCAAGTTCATGGACATTATAGACATTATGCTAACGGCAAAGTTATTTTTATAAATCCTTTTATAAAAGGAAAAGGCAAAGAACAAATGGATCAAAAAATAATATTGAATCCAAAATAAAAAATAATATGTAGTGGCGGAATAGACACGAGGCTTCATGCCAGTGGTAAAACAATATAGGCAGTAGGGGATTGTAATTGTGCAGTCGGTCTATATTGTAATAGTAGACGCTTATGTAATTTAAAAGATATGTGACAGGCTGGTTACAGAGTATATCCTACATATCATATAAGGTGCAAATCCTTATCTACATATATATTAATGTACTAGGCAACTTTAATATACTTTCCTATGTTTATTTTTTTACCCACAAATTATATCCTAGTTATTAGTATTTATTTTGAAGGAGAAAAAAATGGAAATAATATGTCTAATATTTATAATATATTACTTAATTGGCACTTTTATTTTATTAAATCTCGTGTTTAATCCTAATTTTAATTTGACACTTGTTAATAAAAAAACAAAAGAAGAAAAAGAACCATCAAGTAGTTTTATAGTATTTTTTTGTTTACTCTGGATAATATATGTACCATTATTAGTATGGAAAGGAGTAGAATGATTATGAAAGATCAGATTATTAGTAGCATGTTTGATACTAATGAATTAAATAGACTTCAAAGATGCGCTAAAAACAAAGATAAAAAAGAAATAATAAAATGGGCAAAAGATTTTGAAAGAAGATTATCAGAACTTTATCATAAAAGATATAAAGATTATTATTTAGAAGAATATGCTGAAAGATTAAAAGATGTTGATACGGCAGTAATGTATGTCTTACATTTTGGTGAATCTACAAAATTTGGCAATAAAAGATTAAAAGAAACAATGAACGATTTAGCTATAACACTTAAAGATTTACACGATGGACAATTTAATAGAAGCGATTATCGAGAAATGCTGATAAAAGATGGAATTAAAATTGAAGAAAATATTTAACGTGGAGGCTTTTATAATGAGCAGTAATAAAAAAGCAAGAGAAGAACTAGAAAGATTATATGGAAAAGAATGTTTTATAGAAAAGTTACATTTAAGAAAAGATACAGAACCAAGAAAATACACTTCAAAAGGTCAAATGAAAAGAATGAAACAATTAACTTATCATCATATTTTAGAGAAAAGTAAAGGAGGAAAAGCAACAGTAGAAAATGGGGCAATTCTAAATTTAGACAATCATCGGATGGTTTCACAGACAAAGTGAATCAGCACAAGGATATATGAACGCTATATTTCAAGAATATAAAAGACAAGTAGATGAGTCTAAAAACGAATGTAAAATTATATTCGTAGATAATTTAGAAGTACCTTATGAAATAAAAACAACAGAATTTAATATAAATGAAAAAGGCAAACCTGAATATAATAGAGCAAAAGAAAAAGAAGAAATTCGTAAAATGAGTGAAGAATATGTTGATAGATAGGAGAAAAGAATGAAAGATATAGAAGAAATTAAGAAAACAAGTGGAATGTTTATAAAGAAAGAAGGACCAGATGGCTTTGGAGGAACAGTTTTTCCAATAGAATATAAGAATGGCAAAGTTAAAATTGTTAAAGATATAGATAAAGCATTGCATTTTATATTTAGCTGGGGCTGTGGTTTTGAGCATTTATCTGTTTCAACTCCAGTACAATGTCCTACATGGGATCAAATGTGCAAAATGAAAGATATATTTTGGCGTGATGATGAAGTTTGTATGCAATTGCATCCTAAAAAAGAAGACTATGTAAATAATATGAAATATTGTTTGCATATTTGGAGACCTATTGATAAAGAAATACCTACACCACCTAGCATAATGCTTGGATTTAGAGAAGGCAAATTAGAAGAAGATTTAATGCAATTATTAAAATTCTATGATGAAATGCCTAGATGGCAAGAGGAGGTTGATGAATGAACAAAAAAGAACTTGATATATTAAACTCGAACGATTGGAATAAATGTATTCAATTAATAGAAGACTATTGGAATACAGATTATGGAACTTGTGAATTATGTAGAGAAAGAAATGGAACGGAAACCTTAGAATTAACAACAGGAGGATGGAGTGAAAATGAAAATCTAATAGATCAAATAGCAGAGACATGGTTTTGGCTTTTATGGTGGCAAGAAAGTAAAAGGGGAGGCTATTATAAATTTATATATACTGAAAAAATAAATTATGAAAGCGAGGAAATTTAGAAATGGAAACTAAAACAGATCTTAGAGAATTTGAAACTTTAGTAAAAAAAATTGATAGAAATAAATATCATGTAGGGAGAGAGTTGACTTTTAGTCCAGAAGGTTTTTATATTTCTAACTGGAGTATTTTTAGAAAAGACATGCCTTCAGTAGAATATTTTTCTAAAGACAATACAGCTATATTAAGTTCTGCAAAGGGAAATACTATTGAAGATATAAAAGAATTTTTAAGAAGGGAGGGAATGTAGATGAGTCTATATAATACTTTATTTGGAGAGAATCAAGAAGCTCATGTGCTTTTAGGAATGATAGGTTTGAATAAAGAATATTTTCAAAGATATAGAGATATAGAATTAATTAATAATGCAACAATAATAAGAGTATTTACAAGACTAGGTGGAGGCAATAGACCCGATTACCAAACAACATGGGATAAAATTCGTAGACATGAATTATATTTAGGAGATTATGACGATGGGTTTGATGAAACTTATGCTTATATAGAATATAAAATCCCAGAACAATTTAAAGAAACAGCGAAAAAAATGTTTAAAGGCGAACCTATTCCGTTTAAAGAAAAATTTGAAAAAGAACTAGAAGATATGAATAAACCTGGAACTCAAGCTTATGAAAGATCAAAAGAAATAGCCAGAAAGTTGGAAGATGCGATTAGAAGTGCTGAAAATGGTAACGAAAATATACATATTATAGAAATTTAAGGAGAAATAAAATGAAAATTTTAAAAGAAGAAGAATACAAGGATTTATTAATAAATAGTCAAAGATATCTACCTTTAAAAGCGAAATTAGATAAAATAAATATTTTAATAGAAGAATATGAACATGGGAAAAACATATATACAGTTATGAGAGACATAAAAAATACTATAAAGGAGGAATAATAATGAATATTACTAATAAAATTGAATACATAAAAAAGCATAAAGTAAATGTTGTGTTCGGATTTTCTAAATATTTTAATTCTGAAGATGAGCTATTAAAAACTGATACTGAAATTTTTAAAAGAGCAGAAGAATTAAAAAATAAAATAAAACAAATGAATCCAAAACTTCGAAAAGCTTTTGCTTTTTATATTTCCATTTCACAACTAGAAATAATATCTTATAAAACATTAAGAAAAGTTGTCTCAATGGCTGATACAATTATTATTCCAGATTATAAGGAGGTGTAAAATGTTAGATAAATATCAACAAGAAATTGTAAACTCAACAGAACCAAGAATAATTGTTGAAGCTGGAGCTGGAAGTGGCAAAACCTTTACTCTAACTGAAAGAGTTAAAAAATTATTACTAGATGGAGTAGAACCTAGCAATATGGTAATAATAACCTTTACAAGAATGGCAGCTGAAGAGCTTAAAGAAAGATTAGTAGACGTCCCAGGAATTGGTGATTGTTTTGTAGGTACAATACATGCTTTTGCAAATAAAATATTTCAAAATTCAGAAGAAACTTATAAATTGTATTCAGATGAGATTGAAAATCAATTTATGACCGTTTTAATCAACTTGTATGGTAAACATATTACTATGGATAAATTTTTCGTTTATAAGGACATTATGAAGAAAATAGACCTAGGATTAAAAACGGAATTTGATCTTAATATAGAATTAACCCAAAATGAAATTTATGAAATTGAAGTTTTTATGGGGAAAATTGAAAATGAAGCTTACCCAGAAAATATAAAAACTTTATGTAAAAAACACAACGTAATTACTTTTGATGAATTAATAAGAAAAACAACAGAGTATTTTAAAGAGATTAATGGTAAAGTAGAATATCTTTTTGTTGACGAATACCAAGATATAGGCAAGATTGAAAGAGATTTCTTTAAAGCATTAAACGCAGATAATTATTTCTATGTAGGGGATCCGAGACAGGCATTGTATGCGTTTAAACGGAGGCAATGTAGGATATTTTAATAAATTAATAAAAAGTAAAAACTGGACAACATATTATTTAAATAATAATTATAGATGTGGTTCTGATATAATAAATATTGCTAATCAAATAATAATACAAGCCGAGGATATAAATCCCACAACGGTTATTTGTATGTCAGGTAAAAAAGGTAAAGTAACAATAGATAGTAAATATAAAATAGATAAATATTTAAATTATATAAAAGAAAGAGGAGATTATGTAGATTGGTTTATTTTAGCAAGAACAAATAAAGATATAGCAAAATTAGAAATCTTATTATCTGCATTAAATATTCCTTACATTTCATTTAAAAAAGGAGAAATGACGTTAGAAGAAATGCGAAAATTTATGGCAGAAAATAAAGTAAAACTATTAACAATACATACTTCTAAAGGATTAGAAAGCAAAAATGTACTTTTATATGGAAATTTTCCAATAAAGCAAAAACCTTATTTAAGAAACAACGATGAAATTAAAGTGCAATATGTTGGAATGACAAGAAGCATGGAAAATTTAATTATATTAAATTAGGAGAAAACTATGATTAATAAATGTATAAATTGTTGTAAATGGATTACTTGTAATAACCACATACAAGAAAATTGTGAAGATTTTAAATTTGAAAGAATAGAAATAAAAAACGAAAGGAAAGAAAAATATGAAGAGAGAAAGAATGGTAAAAAAAGCAATTAGACCACTTTGCAAAATATTTGGAATAAAATATGATTATATATATTTCCCTGATAATGAAAATATATATTTAAACGAACAACGAATTAAATGTACAGGAGATACAATTGAACAAATTAAAGATAAAGTTGTTGGTTATATTTTTGCGGAAATATATTGTAAAAATAACAGTATAGGTGCATTTCAAAAACAAACTTTAAATGTAATAAAAAAAGATTGGATGAAATAAAGGAGGAGCAAATGGATATTGAAAAATATTTAATAAGTCTAAATTTTGATACATTACAAAACAGAGGTTTTCAATATTGGAAAGAAGCAGTAAATTATTGCAAAAATAAAACTTTATTTAAAATGGAGGATGTATATAATCATATAGCAAAAAAATATAATGCAACTAGATATGGTGTAGAAGCAGTAATGAGACGTTATATGCTTGATTTAAATTCTGAAGAAATTTTTAAATATATATCTCCTCAAAAAAGGATAACTAATAAAATTGTACTGATTTCAATAATGAAACACTATAGACTGCAAAAAAATAAAATGAATATAGATTTTAAAGGTAAATTAGAAGATATATCAATGTTATTAGTAAGTGCTGAAAGATATGCATTAGGTAGACAAACTTATATAGTTCAATGGACTTGCGAAGTTATAAAAAAGAATTTGCATTTACTATCTAATAAGGATAAACAAGTTATGATTAGAGATTTAGAAAATCCAATAAGTTATGGAAATGATTGTGATAAAACAGAATGGTTAAAATTATTAAATAAATTAAAGGAGAAAGAATGTTAGTTTCAAAAAATTTAAAAGACAAAAGAAAAAGTTGGTACATTTGTGATAGATGTGGAGATAAGCTAACAGGGATAAGCAGAAATTTAATAAGTATAAATAGCAAGAAAAGATTTGATTTATGCTTAGATTGTTGGAAAAATGTAGAAAAGTATATTGAGAGAGGTGTAAGTAAATGAATATAGAAGAGAACATAGAAATTGTAAAAAGATTTTGTAGTCTTGATTTTCTATATAGTAATACAATAGTTTTTTTTAAAAGAACAATTTTTGACATATCAAGATGCCATAGAAACTCTACTAACAGCTTATGAAAAAGAAAAAGAGAAAAATAAAGAATTAAGCACAATTAAAGAAACAATAAAAGTATTAAATGATAATAAAGTTCAAGATGATTTGTATTATGTTGTAGGAAGAAAAGACTTTTTAAAAAACAATTATAAAGAACAATTAGATTATATCGGCAAAGACAAATTAAAAGAAATGTTGAACGGATATAAAAAAGCATTAAAAGATGTTGAAGAGGCTATAGCAATATTAAAATCTAATTTATTAATAGTTGCAGATGAAAATAACAAAAAAGAAACAGAGAAAGAGCTTAAATTTAGAGAAGAAGATAAGATTTCTAAAATAGCAATAATAAATTTATTAGAAGATTTATTAGAGGAGGAATAAAACAATTAATGAATTTAACAAATATAGAGAATTATTTAGCAAATATTTTAATGTTGTAAGAAGGGATGAATTAAGATTAGTTCATTATTGTTATTATAATGGAGTAGATGAGCCATCAGTTTGGAATTTAGAAGAAGTTTAGCTGTAATATACAGCAGTTAGGAGGAAATATATGTGTGAATATTGCCAAGAAGATTATGATGGTTGGTATAAGCCATTAGATAAAAATGCTCATGTATGTATTTTTGATAAACCACATGAAAAAATATTAGATATAAGTTGGTATGGACATAAAATGAAAATAGATATAAATTATTGTCCAATGTGTCGGTAGAGAGTTGAAAGGAGCTGATAATATTGAATGAAGCAGATGAGATAAAATATAACATTTTAAGAAAATATGTAGATGAAATAAATAAAATGTATAAATGTGGTTGTTGGGTTGATTGGATTTCAGTTGAAAAGTTAGCACGAATTATGAATATAAGTAAATATAAAGTTAGAAAAGCATTTAAAGAATTAGCAGAAGAAGGATATTTAAAATTAGATAAAGTTCCTACAGCATTTCAAGAATATGATAATGGATTATATTGTGAAAGTATTCCTTGGTTATATTGTAAAGCTTATGTATTAACAAATGATGCTTTTGAAAAAGTAAAAGAGCTTCGGCTGGATAGGAGGAGAAGATGAATAAAAAGATAAAAGTAATAGAACTTTTAAATAAAATAGCAAATGGAGAAGAAGTACCTAAGAAAATAAAAAGTAAAGATAAAGAGTTTTATTTTCAAGAAGATGAAGCAAGTATAGATTATTTATATAGAACTGATAAAAATGGAAACGGTTGGTTAGTTGTACAAGATTTGGCTTTAAATGATGAAGTTGAAATATTAGAAGATAATACAGAAGAGATAGAAGAATTGCCTATATGGGTAACAAGAAGAAATGGAGAAGAAATAACACAAGATGAAGGTAAAAGACTTGAAATGGCAGATAAAATCAACGAAATTATAAGATACATAAAAGGGAAGGAGAAAAAGTAAATGATATATAGAGAAGAAAGAATGATTGTTAATTTTGAAGGTGGAGATATAGAAGTTGCAGGAGGTCATAATGACAAAGTAGGATATATTAAATTAGGAGAATTAGATCAACCACAAGAAATAGGAACAAAGCCAGAAATTACAGCTAAATGTTATCCTGTTATTATGGTATTTAAAAACACTAAAAGTATAGATGCAGTTATAAAAGTATTAAATCACATAAAGAAGAAAATGGAAGAAAGCGAGGAGAAAGAAAATAATGGACAAGAGTGAAGAAGAATTGATAGAATTATCAAAAACATTTAGAAGCTGTGCGGATGATATAGATAAACTTTTAGAGTTAGCTGAAAGAGAAACAAAAGGAGAAGATGTAAAAGAAGAAAGTGAAACAATTTTAGGCAGATTTGCATTTCGTTTGATGAAATTAAAAGGAATATTTTAAGAAAGGGGAATAAATAAATGAATGAAGAAGAATATGTAAAAAGTAAATTACAAAATATTGCTGAAAATATTGATAAAGAATTACCAGAAGGATTTGGGTTTGCATTATTAACATTTAAGTTTAACGCTGAACCAGATACATCTGAATTAATGTATGTTGCAAATGCTAATAGGCAAGATATTGTTAAAGCAATGGAAGAATGGATAGAAAAAACTAAAGAAAAATTTGCAAATGACACAAATAAGTATTAAAATAATATTAGATAAAATATTTTAAATTGTAGAATACCAAGGAGGGTTGACTATGATATGTTCAATAAAAGAACAAGAGATATGTCAAGTAGAAAAAAGAGGTTGTGAAGGCTGTTATTACAACCAAATAAAATTAGGTGATATAGTTAAACATAGAAAAGATGGATATACAGGAAAAGTTAAAAGTATAGATAATATATTTGTACATTTAGAAGATGGAAGACATATACTTAAGTGCTATGCAGAAATTATTAAAGAAAATAATTAAAGCTATTGAAAAATATAGATATTAATAATATAATATTATTAGAATAAAGGAGAAAAATATGATAAGAAAATTTGAATATGTAAAAAGAGTATTAAATAATGGATTTGAAAACGTAACTCCTGATTTTAATTTACCTAAAAGAAGTACAAAATATTCATCAGGATATGATTTTGAATGTATTGAAGATATTACAATCAAGCCATATAAATTTGGTGATCAACCTACTTTTATCCCTACAGGAGTAAAATGTAAAATGCCTGAAAACGAATTTCTTATGTTAGTAAACAGATCTTCAAATCCAAAAAAGAAAAATTTAATAATTCCAAATAGCGTAGGAATTATAGATTCTGATTATTATGGAAATCAAGATAATGATGGAGAAATTATGTTTGCTTTCTATAACTTTGGCACAGAAAATATTACTATTGAAAAAGGTTATCATTTAGGACAAGGAATTTTCATAGAATATAAATTAACAGATGATGATGTTAGTGAAGGAGAAAGAGTTGGAGGATTTGGTTCTACAAATAATTTATAATAATAATCAATAAAAATCAGGAGAAAAAATATGGTTGATATTTTTAAAAAAGAGATATGCAACTATTGTAAAAACACAGAATGTGAAAAAAATGAATATTATAAAAATACATTAATTGAAATTAATTCAGATGGATTAAAAACTTTTAAATGTATAAATTATATGAAAGATCTGTCTAAAATAATTCCAATAGAGCGACCTTTGCCTATTACAGCTAAAAGAGATTATATAAAATATCATGAAATATAAAAAAAGGAAATATAAAAGGTAGTTTTTTTACTATCTTTTTTTATTTTTAGGAGGAAAATATGAATAGAGAAGATTTTTTAAAAATTATTCCTAAACCTACTAATGAAGATGTAATATTATATGATGTATCATTAAAAGATTTAATTGATATTGATGTACCTAATGAATATCTCAAATTACTTCCTGTTTTTAAAGAAGAAAAAAATAATTTAAAAAAATTAAAAGAAGAAATTGATACTTACACAGAAAGAACAAATCAGATGTTCTTAGTAAACCCTTCATGGTCTGAAGAAACATATTTGCAAAAATTACAAGATGATATGAGAACATATTCAACCTTATATGGAAGCATTAAACGAAAAGAAGAAGAAATTAAAATATGTCAAAAAAAAATAGATACAATAAACGAAAAAATTCTTGTCCAAAAAAGCAAAGAAGAAAAAGATAACGAAATAAGAAATGAAAATATAAATAATGAAATAGAAGAAAATAAAACAGATGTTAATAAATATAAAGATACTGTTGAAATATACAAAAAAGTTTATAAAAAAAATGAAGAACAAATTAAGAATTTAAAATCAGATTTAAAAATATTGAAATTATCTTTACAGCAATTATTTAAAGGAGACTACAAATGCTTTTGTTGTGGCAGGAAAATAAAAGAAGTTGAAGCAGGAAAAATAACTGAAAAAATAACAATTAATATACAAAAAAAAGAACAAGAATTAATAAATTTGACCGAAGAGCAAAATAAAATGAAAAATACTTTAGATTATTATAAAGAACAATTATCGAAAAATAAAACCAAATTGCAAAATAATTTAGCTTTTAGGCGTAATTTTAAAAAAATGTACATAAAAAAGAGTATCGAAATATTAAAACTTGAAGCTCAAAAAAATGAAGTTTTGAATAAAATAACAGAGTTAAATGAAAAATTTAAAGATGATCCAAATATTAATTCTAAAAAATTTCTGGAATTAAAAAATAGAATCGAAAAATATAAAATAAGCTTAGAAAATTTAAGAAAAATAAAAAGTATAAAAGGAAATACCGCTATAAAAATTAATAAATATAAAGAAAAACAAATTCAGATTGAAGAAATGAAAAAGACAATAACTAAATATTTATCTTTTTTAAATATTTATTATAAAATTTATGAACAAAAAGCTAGTCAGTATGCAGGTCCAGAATATAAAATAAAATTATTTGAAATAAAAAATCTTGATATTATAGAGATTTTAAATATTATATATAAAGGGAAAGAATATTCACAATTATCAAAAAGAGATAAACAAATTGTAGACCAAAATTTAGCAGAAAAATTTTTGCCAAATTTTTAATAATTGTTATTGACTTTAATTATATAGTATGATATACTACGAAATGAAAGGAGGAGAAATAAAATGCCAAACAATGAAGAGATTAAAGAAAAGCTAAGGAAATGTCACATTACCTACAATGATCTTCTTAAATATTTAACTAATTTTTCTCATACAACCAGAATAAGTGAAGAATTAGCAAAACCTTTAAAAAAAGAAAGAGAAAAAGAATATTTAGATGCAATTAATGAAATACTAAAAGAAAGAATTAATATGTTACAAAGCTAGGAGATGTGAAATGCAAGAAATTTGGAAGCCAGTTAAAGGATATGAAGACTTTTATGAAATATCAAATTTAGGAAATGTAAAAAGTTTAAGAAGAAACATAATTTTAAAGCAAAGACTTAACAATAAAGGAAGATATTATGTGAATCTTTCTAATGGTACTTCTCAATATAAAAGCAAAATGATATATAGGCTAGTAGCAGAAGCTTTTATACCTAATCCAAATAATTTGCCACAAATTAATCATAAAGACGAAAATCCAAAGAATAATAGAGTTGACAATTTAGAATGGTGTACTGCTAAATATAATATTAATTATGGAAATAGAACTAAAAAAAGTATAGAGTCAAGTTTAAAGCCTGTGTTACAATATGACTTACAAGGAAATTTAATAAAAAAATGGGGAAGTATAAAAGAAGCTAATAATTTTTATAATACCACATCAATAAGTAATTGTTGTAATCATCCTCAAAAGTATAATACAGCAAAGGGGTTTCAATGGAAATTAGAAACTGATACAAGGATCATTAAACCCATAAAAACTTTTAAAGAAAGGGCAAAAGAAAGAAAGCAAAAAGAAGTAAACCAATATAGTTTAAACGGAGACTTTATAAAAAACTTGGAAAAGTTTAAAATTAGCAGAAAAATTCTACAATATAAATAATTTACATTTATGTTGTAAGGGAAAAAGACAAAGCATAGGCGGATATATATGGAAATATAATATGAAAGGTTGTGATTAAAATAAAGGTAACTAAGTTAAAAATAAAGAATTTGTATGGTATTGAAGAACTAGATTTAGATGGAAAATCTATAGAATTAGTCGGTAGCAATGGAGTAGGCAAATCTTCTGTTTTAGATGCAATTAGATTAGCATTAACTAATAATAGTAAAAGAAAATATATTGTAAAAAAAGGAGAAACAGAAGGCAGCGTTTATGTAGAACTTGATAATGGTATTACTATTGACAGAAAAAAAAGAACAGATAAATCAGATTATAAATCAATTAAAGATTCAACAGGGAATGAAATTAATAGTCCAGAAACATTTTTAAAAGATATATTTACGCCATTACAATTAGAACCAGTAGAATTTTTATCTATGTCAGAGCAAGAACAAAACAGAATATTATTAAACCTAATAAAATTTGATAAAGATAAAAAAGATTTTATTACAGAAAAATTTGGAGAAGAAATTAATTGGGTAGATTACAGCAATTCTATATTAGAAATACTTAATGAAATACAATCTAAAGACGGGAAATATTATTTAACTAGAGAAGAAATAAACAGAAATGCTAGAAATGAACAAGCTATTGTTAATGATATTGCAAAAGATATTCCAGAAAATTATGATGTAGAAAAATGGAGAAATTATACTTTATCTGATAAATATGAAGAACTTAATAAAAAGAAAGATTATAATGCTAAAATTGATAGAGCTATTGCTTATAAAGAAGATTATGATAATAAAATTAAAAATTTAGATAATGAACTTGATAAAAAAATATTGCAAATAAACGGAGGAAAAGAATCTGAAAAATATGGTTTTGAAACAGAAATAGCTGATTTAAAATATAGAATAGAACTATTACAAAAAGAAATTGAAGGATTAGACAATAAATATCAAGTGTATATTGACAAAGCGCAAGCTGAACATGATATGGAAGTAGCAAAGCTTGATGAAAACATTAAAGTTGCAAATGACTGGGTTGATAATCCTAAAGTAGTAACCGAAACATTAGAAAATGAACTTAAAATTGCAGAAGAAATGAAAGGACACATAAACGAATATGACAGAATGACAGAAAAACAATCTCATATAGAAACGCTTGTAGCACAAAGCAAAGTATTAACTGATAAAATAGAACTTGCTAGAAATTTACCAGGACAAATACTAAAAGAAGTTGAAATACCAGTTAAAAATCTTACTGTTGAAAACGGTATTCCACTTGTAAAAGGACTTCCTGTTGGTAATTTAAGTGAAGGCGAAAAATTACAATTATGTGTTGATGTTACATTAGGAGATGAAAATAATTTAAAACTAATACTTATAGACGGTACAGAAAAATTATCTGAAGAAAACAGAAAAAAACTTTATGAAATATGCAAAGAAAAAGGGTTAACCGTTATAGCTACTAGAACTACAGATAATAATGAATTAAATATAGTGGAATTATAGGAGGAAATGCTATGCTATTAACACCAGAAACGTATTTTAGTGTTGAAGCCGACCGAGAATATATGAGCGTATCGCAATTTAAAGCCTTTAGAGCTTGCCAGAGCAAAGCATTTTACAATATCGAACAACCAGATACAACATACAAACAAGCATTTACTGAAGGAAAATTATTCGAAGAACTTGTTGCAGGAGATCCTAAACTATTTATGGCTCAACACCCTGAAATGATTTCTTCTCGTGGTACTACAGCAGGACAATTAAAATCAGAATTTCAAAGGGTTGTAAAAGCAGCTGAAAAATTTAATAGTCAAGAGTTCTTTAGAGATATTATAGAAAAATGTGAAAAACAAGTTATTCTTACTGGAGAAATCTGTGGAGTTCCAGTAAAATGTTGCTTAGATTTATTCGATAGAGAAACATTTTCAATATATGATATTAAATGTATGAAAGATTTTAGTGAGCAATGGAGTAAAGAAGAAAAAAAATATATTCCTTGGTATTATGCTTGGGGATATGTGTTACAACTAGCCGTTTATAGAGAAATAGTAAAACAGAACTTCCATGCAGAACCTAAAGAAATTGCACTTTTAGCAGCTACTAAAGAGGAAGTTCCAGATATTCAAGCTATAAAATTTGATACTGAATTACTAGATATAGAACTAGAAGATTTTAGACACGATATAAGATTATATGATGAAATAAAAAAAGGTAGAATAAAGCCAACGCCTTGTAATTGTTGTTCGTATTGTAAGACAATAAAAGAAATCCATGAATTTGAGGAGGTGAAATAAAATGTTTCAAATAGGAGATATAGTAAGACCTAAGAAATGTTACAAAGGACATAATTATTGTTTTAAAGTAATAGAAATAAAAAAAGAACCTTTTGTAAAAGATTTATATAGAATACAAAGAATTGAACAGCAACTAGACAAAAATTATAGTCTGACTTTTCAACTAAATATAATAAGAACCGTAGAACAATGTTTGTGGGAAGAAGATGAAATAGAATTTGCAAGTGATACTAAATTGCATTATGATATAACTGGTATAAACATACCTGATTATACAAGTATTGTTTTAGATGACATGGAAAGGAATTTATCAAAATTAAAAAATAAAGTTAAGGAGGAAAATAAAATGCAAATATTAGATATTTATAAAGAAAGAAAAATAGAAGCTTTAAAAGAAGAGCTTTTAAAAGCTAAAGAAAATGTAAAAAAAGAAGATGAAATTCAAAGTATAATAATTGAAATGACAAATCAAGTAAATACTATATTAGAAAATCAAGGTTCAGATGCTAGATATGAATCTCATCCAAATTTATATACATCAAAAACAGAAATAGAATTAGAAGAATTAGATAAAAAATACTATGAAGAAGTTGAGTTTCTAAATTCAACCATTAAAGAAGTAGAAGCAATGTTTGAAATGGCAGAAGATTATCAAGAAAGAATGAAAATACTTAAAAGATATGGTATAATTAATAAGGATGGAAAATTAAGTATTTAAAGAAAGGAAAAAAAATATGGGAATAGGTGTATTAATTATAGGAAAATCAGGAAGTGGAAAATCTACATCATTAAGAAATTTTAAATCAGATGAAGTAGGAATCATTAATGTAATAGCTAAACCCTTACCTTTTAAAAATGTCAATGGTTTAAAAACTGTTGATACAGATAATTATGCTGATGTAAAAAAAGTTATAGAAGGAAGTAAAACCCCATCAATAGTTATAGATGATGCAGGTTATCTGATTACAAATCAATTTATGAGAAAACACTCTAATATAGGTGGAGGAAATGCAGTTTTTAGCCTTTACAATGATATTGCTGATAGTTTTTGGAATTTAACAGAACAAATAAAAAAACTTCCAAATAATAAAATCGTGTATATATTAATGCATGAGGACAAGAACGACTTCGGAGATATAAAACCTAAGACGATAGGCAAGCTTATAGATGAAAAGGTGTGCCTAGAAGGTTTGTTCTCAATAGTTTTAAGAGCTAAGAAAGTAGATAAAAACTATTATTTCTTTACACAAGCAACTGATGGAGATGTAGCAAAATCACCAATAGGAATGTTTGATGAACTATATATTGAAAATGACTTAAAAGCAGTAGATGATAAGATCAGAGAGTTTTATGGAATAACAAATAAGGAGGAAAAATAATTATGGGAAATAATGAATTTGAAATTCTCGCATTAGGAATAGTTAAAGATTATATTGATGAACATTTAGATAAAAGTGACGAAAAACCATTTTATGAAGTTTATATAGTATGGAGTTGTAAAGCATTACAAAATAACAAAGCATTAATAAGTTCTTCATTATCTGATGGTATGTATTATGAATTAACTTATAATGGAGACAAAAAAGAAATATATTTAGATGCTTATAAAAAATTTGAAAATAAATGTATAAAATTAGAAGAGGAGGAAAATTAATATGATACAAGGATTTAGTGATTATGAAACAACAGAAACAAGTGGTTTTGTAGAAAGAGAAAGATTAAAATTAGGAGGACATATTTGTAAAGTTTTAGAAACAAGTATTGAAACTGTAACTTCAAAAAAAGATGGTAAAACTTTTAATATGTTAAAATTAAAATTTGATATTGAAGCTCCTGATGAACAAGCAGGGTTTTATCAAAGAAGATTTGTAGAAGAAGCAAAAGCAGATGCTTTAAATACAAAATGGAAAGGATATTACAGATTAACAATACCAGATAATTCTTCTGAAGATTTCGTAAAGAAAAATTGGAAAACATTTTTAACTTCAATAGAAGAATCTAATCCAGGTGTAAAAATCAATGGTACAGCAGGATTTGATGAAAACATTTTAGTAGGAAAAGTATTTGGTGGAATTTTTGGTCTTGAAGAATTTACATTACCAACAGATGGAAGAACAATTACATTTACAAAAATAAGATTTCCGAGAAGTACAAAAAATATTACTGAAGCTAAAATTCCTTCAGTTAGATTATTAGATGGTACTTATATGGATTATGAAGAATATAAAAATAATAAAAAATCAAGCAATAACGAAACAAACAATACTCCAACAGAACAAGGAGTAATTAATACTACTGATGATTTACCTTTCTAATCAAAAAAAGAGGCTCTACAATCGCCGTAGAGCCTTTTTTATTTTTAATTAATATACTTTTATGTCCTAATATCCAATGATTTTATATATATTAAACGATAAACCATCATTATTGGTTATTGCATTTGTACTTAAATTAATATTTTTTGCTGATGAATTTCCTCTTGTTAATTTTGTACCCGACAATGTACAAACTTGTGAAGCTATAACCATATTTTGAGATCCTGTATATATACCATCTAATACTATATTAATCGAAGTCGCATTTACAGCTATTTTAATTGATTTATGATAGCCTGAAACTCCATATAATATTTCTATTTCTTTATAATTTTGAATACTGTCACTAAGTGTAACATCAGAACTTGTTCCTCCTGAAGAGAGATTAAATAAAATATTTCCCGAATTAATTAATTCCCAATTACCATAAGTCAATGCATCTACTTTTATATATCGTGAATATATATCTGTTGAATTTACAGGATAAATTGTCTGCTTAACTCTATTAGCATTAATTGTTTCTTCTACAATCATTTTAAAACTAAATTTATTTTGTGAATCATAAGGCGTATTTTTTATACTTTCAAGATTTGAATTAAGTAAATATATTCCTGGTGTTGTATAATCATTCAAATCACTATTAGCATGTATTACATATTCAGAGATTGGAGTATTCAAAGTGCTAACGCCTCCAATTCCATTCATTAAAAAAGCTAATTGAGAATTTTCTTTTTGTTCATATTTTCCATTATCGCTTTCTGCAAATAAATTACTAGAAGTTGAAGTTACAACTATATCATGACTATAATTAGAACTATATATTTCAGTTCCAAATAATCTCAATCCTGCTAAAGTTTTATTAGTATTTGTTAGGTAGCCATTTTCCATTACTACCGCAATCTTTGGACTTATTTTTTTATAATAAGTCTCATTTACAGCTGTACCTATTCCATGATGTTGAACTTTTAATACATCACAATAAGTTAATTCATCACTTATTTTAGCTTGCGCTTCAATAGGTAAATCACCAGTAAACAAAAATTTATGATCTTTATGTGTTAATTCAGCGACCATTGAAAAATTGTTATAATTAGTTATATATTTCCCTGAACCAGAATTATAAAATGTTATATCATAATAATAAATAAATCTAGTTTCATCACAATTCAAAAATTTAATTGAGGTTTCATTATCTATATTTATAATATCTCCTTCATCTGGTCTTATTATAGTTAAACTTCTTTCGTTTATGGCATTTGTTATATTAGCTTCTAAAGTAGGAAGATAAAGCGCTCCTGCTATGTCTCTATTTTTTGAATCCGCAGTATCTCCATAAATAAATTGATTCCAGTCAGGATTTTTAGGGAATATAAAAATACAATTAGAAAAATCAATATCACTATCTAATAAATCTATAAAATTTTGTCCATCATAATTTGATGTATATCCCATACAATGATCTCCATGAAAATGAGATAAAATTAAATAATCTACTTTTGATACATTTTTTTCTTTTAATTTATTTATTAAAGTAGCTGCGTTTGTACCTCCTAAATCAAGCAAAATATTTTTATCTTTTGCTTTAATTAACATACAATCACCACTATTATCTCCTCTATATAAAAAATGAACTTCAAGATTATTACTTTTTTCTGCCTCGTTTATTATAGATGTTCTTTCCCATTTTGAAGCATCCCATATTCCTGTTGTATTTGTTTTAGCTCTATATAAAATATTATTATATATACAATAATCTCCTACTGAATATGTTGCTTCATCATTATATTCTTCTGCGCCTGTAACAGTATTTGTTTTTCTATCAACATTATATATTCCATCTTCTATATAATTCATTTTATCTTCATCTACTGTACTAATATTATTGGTCCATGTTTGCTTCTTATAACTCATTTTTATCTTCTCCTTTCATTTTTTTAATTTCTCTTTTCATTTGTTCTATTTGTTCCTGTTGTTTATTTAATGTAATATCTTGTTGCTTTTGTTTATCAGCAATTTCTTTAATTGCTTGACAACATGTAGAAACAAAACTATAAATATCAACATTATTATTATCTGAAGATGTTATTTCTTGATTATATTTAAAATCTTTTCCAATTACAAAACCTATATGCTTTTTATCTCCATCTTGCTGCGATTTCATATTATATTTATATATATCTATAGATTTTATAATATCTAATGCATTATTTAATTTTTCAAAATTCTTTTTATTTTCTGCTTTTGAGGTTTGAATTAATACTTCGCAAGTAATATTATGTGAAACATGTAAGTCTCCATCAATAAATAATTCAAATCTTTCATCAGAATTAAAAACATCAGTGAACATTCCTCCTTTTACTCCAGAAGGCATTACTTCAAGATGCCCTTTTAGATTTATTCCTTCAGTATATAAATAATCAATATAATTATAAATTAATGAAAAGATACTTCTAAATTTATTAGCATTATTATCAAAAATTCTAAGAGATTTATTAAAACTATAAGGATCAATTTCATAACTACCAGAATAAGTATAATATCCACCATTATCTACTGCTTTCATCATAGTAAAAAGATCACCAGAATTTAATTTTCCATCTTCATTACTATCATATCTTTGTTTTTCTTCTTCTGTTAATTCTGCTCCATCCATTAAATAGCTTTGAAGTTTTATTACATCTTCTTCTTCAAATGGTCCAACAGTTTTAACAATATTAGTCTTAAAATGAACTGCTTTTCCGTTTATATCTATTTTATCTCCACTAATAATCTGCCCACTTTCATCATTATTAATGTTATCAATAATGTTTTTTCCAGTAAAATCGTCTCCATCTAATTTATTTTTATCTATGTCTGATACTGTTTTTTCTACCGATTCGCCACCGTTATATAGAGTTGTTACTTTAGAAGCATCTAATGTCCCTGAATTTATGCTATTTGTAGCACTTATTGTTTTCTTAAAAATATCTGTACTATCTAACGTAATGTTACTTAATTTTATAGTTGCATCTGATTTATCCCATACAGAATATGAAAATTCTATAATTCTTAAATCTTCAAAAGAAACTCCTCCAATAATTCGGTCTTCTGCCAAAATTGTATTTTCACTTACAAATACAGATGGATATATTTTTTGATAACCAATTACTCTAACAATGTCATTTAAATCTACAGTTTCTAATTCATATCCTTCTACTTGATATAATAAAGCTACTTTTACATCTAGTTCTATAGAAGGTTTACATAACATTTCAAGTTTTCTTTCTCCCCATTTTTTTAATTGTTTTGGATTTGTTATATCAGGATTATTTTCTATTCCTTCGAGAACAGTATCAGTATATTCATAATTTTCTAACCATACACTATCATTATTTACTCGTTTTATATTTAAACCGCCTTCACCCAAAGGACACAATTTAGTTATTATTTTATTATTATATGCTTTTTCAAGCGATTGCATATTTTTTTGATATTTTACTTCATAGCCATTATAAGGCAAATATCTTGTTTCATCCCTATGATGCACAATTTTATTTAAACTATCGAAAACTAAAATTCCACCCCATAATTCTTGAATTTTTAATATATTGTCATATATATTCATTTGATCTGTTTCAAAATCAAATTTTAAATATACAGGATTATTATCTTTATCTGTAACAAGTTCTCCGTCCTCGTATTCATAAATATCACAAGTTCCTACTGTCCATCCAGTACCATATAAAAGTCCTTCCAAAACATAACCTGAAGATCCTTTAGGGTATCTTGTTGGAACTTCAATTCCATTATTTTTTAAAGGTAAATTTCCGTTAGATAATATTACAACCATAAAAGTATCTATTTTAGATAAATTTGTCTCACTATTCCAAGCTCTTACAAACTTTCTGCTTAATAATTGTTGTCTTTCATAAGCTGTAACTTCTATTGTTTTTTCATCATTTTCCGATACTCTTTCTGTAAACGAACCATCAAAATTAGGAGAAAAAACCATGCCATCAACTAAATATAAATTTTCTGGATTACTTATTTCTTTCCATTTAGAATTGTTTATATCAATTGTAAAAGTAAATATTGATTCCGAATTTTGCTTTTTTTCTATTCTAGGATTAATTAACGTTTCTTCATCATCTTTATCAAATACAGCTAGTAAGTTTTCGTTTTTATCAAGAACATAAATTTTTTCATCTTGTCCTTCATTTGAAGTATAACTTAACTTTAATACAACTGGAGTTGTGTCTGTTACTATTATATGCGTAATTCCTTCATATAAAGGTATATTTTGTAATGCCTCATAAGCTGCTACTTGCTCAGACGTAAAAGCTATAACATCATTACCAATATGTAACCCATCAGAATCAATGTAATCATTTCCACTTAATATTTGACCTGCTTGAAGTGGAAAACTATATGTTCTTTGAGAAGTTGAATCTGCATTTTCAATTGTTATATTAATAGAAGTGATTTCTTCTCCTGTCCTTAAGTTATAATTATTTTCAGTTATTAAGCCTTCTAATAATTCTGTCACTAATATATGTCCACCATAAAATATAGGAATTGAGCCAATACCATTAAATGAAAGAACAGTTAAATTTGAGCCATAAACAACTTTTTCTACATTATTTTCCATTTTTCCCTCCCCCTTTATTTTTATAAAGTTAAATCATTCCATTCAACTGATACTTGTTCTTCATCATCTATTCCTGATATGATTCGTAATGTATTCGTTCCATTTTCAATTTTAGGAAATTGATGATTATAATGTGACATTTGATTTGTTTTTTTCCCTAAAGCATCTATACCTATAACAGTTGACCTTGAACTGTCAATTATTAATTTAGTGTCACTATCTATATCAGCATCAAATTGCATTAAATAATTATTCAATGTAATAACTGGGGATGATGCTGGGCCTAAAATTGTAAATTTTGCTCCAGCTTCTTTAATTGTATCACTATCTTCGCTATTATTGCCAACTATTTTTTTTACTGTTATTTTTTTCCCATAAGAACTAGATGATTTTAAAGGGATAGAAAATCTTAATGCTTTTGGATATCTTACTACTGTTAAAGAACCACTATATTTTACATTATAATAGCAATCTCTATCTTCTATTCCTAATTTAATAGTACGATTTTTTATATTATGTAAAAAAGTTTTTATTCTATTTTCTTCTAATACCTTTTCTTCTGCGGTTAAATTATCGTTTGTATAACATACTATATTAAATGGTATAGAATCATAGGTTGTTGCTAATACAACATCTCCATCTCTACCTGCGATTTTTACACTTGATTCTGTAACTGATGGCATAGTAGAAAGTTCGCTTTCAGAAGGATCTATTAAATTTTTTATATTATAATCAGGAACAATAAAATAACCATTTTCTGATATATAGCAATCAACATTTTCCATTTTCTCATCTCCTCTAATAAAATTATAACATATAAAAAATAATATAGAAATAGTTTTTCAAAATGTTTTCTTAATAATTTTCTGGAAATACTATTTTTAAAGCATCTTCTACAGAGCGAGCAAATCCAGCTAATGCGTTTTTTTTCTTAACAGCTTCAATAAATTGTTCTTGTTCAGCCCTAGCCTTTCCTTTAAGTGTCTTAACCTCAATAAAAACAGCTCTCCCATCTGGCTTAATCCCATATAAATCACTATGCCCTTTTTGCCCTATTTTAATTTCCTGTCCCCATTTAGTGTAGAAATCACCTGTATTGCACCTAAAAATAAGGCAACCTTTTTCGCATAAAGCTACTCTTATTTTATTCTGGATGATAGTTTCTTCTTTATTTGCCATTTTATATCTCCTCTTTTAATATTGTTTTAAAAAACTCTTCAAAATTATTATCAAAAAGTTCTTCAACCCAATATTGATTAATGTTTCCTATTCCTATATGCTCTGTAGAATTTGGACCTTTATCTACTTTAAATAAAATTTTTAAAGAACCTAATTGAATCCAATCTTCCATTTTTCTGTATTTTATAAAAAGTGTTTGCCTAAACTTATCAACACAATAATCTATCGTATAATTATACCAATAATTTTTAGAATCATATTTACTAAACCAAAATATTATTTCTTTCATTTTATTTACTCCTTCCGAAACGGTATTTTAAGTTGCTTCGCTAAAACGTATGCGTAACCGAGGGCGATAACCGCTTCTGCTTCACGAACTGTGTTAGCTCAACCCAATTTTTACACTCTTTAGCACCCTTATACTCTTTAACTTTATCTGCTACGCTACTCAAATATTTCTGTCTTCTTTCTTCTTTTTCTTCTTCTATTTGCTTCAATTCTATATTTTTAAAATTTTCTATCTCTATAGGTGTAGTTTCATATTTTGCTCCACAATAAGGACAGGTATCTGCTGCCTCGAACGTCATAAAGCAATTCTGGCAAACTCTAATTTTAAAGGTACCATCATCATTTTCATTGTCATATTCTTTTACTGGCTTACTTAAACTCCATTGACGGTTCATAGTTGGAAAACCATGTCTTTGTACATTATTTACATAGTCAATTATAATTGCTTTTTTACCTTCTACTGGAGTTAAGCAACGCATACTCTGTTGTATATAAAGTCCGTAAACTTAATGTAGGTCTAAGAAGTAGCCCTACCTCACAAGTAGGAAGCGTTATACCTTCCGAAATTAAATTACAATTACATAATATTTTAAATTTGCCATCTTTGAAATCTTGTAAAACTCTCTCTCTTTCATCTTCTGGTGTATGTGAATCAATGTGTCGCGCAGGTATATTATTATCATTAAACATTTGACATATTTCCTGACTATGTGCTACGTTTACGCAATAAGCTATTGCTTGTTTTCCATCAGATAATTTTTTATAATATTTAAGTATATCTCCATAAATTTTTTTACCACTCATTGCATTTCCTAAATCTTGATTATTATAATCTCCACAACTTTTTTTAACATTACTTAAATCTATATTTAATTGTGGAGCATAATAAGAATAATCTGATATATTTCCCCTACTTATTAATTCTTTTGCTGTTATTCCCTCTATAATAATATCAAATAAATCTAATGGTTTGCCATCAAGCCTAATTGGACTGCCAGTAAAACCTATTCTAGAACAATTATAATATTCGCAGACCTTTCTATAGCTTGAAGCTCCAGAAATATGAGCTTCATCTATAATAATTAAATCTACAGGTCCATTTTCTCCTAAATGCCTAACTTCTGTAAAAACAGATTCTATTCTAGTTAAATTCCAATCTATATCTTCAAACAGTTCTTTGTGTTGAGAAATCAAAGAGTTCCTGTGAGCTAATATTAAAACATGATTTCCTTTTGCATTTGCCGATTCTGTAATCGCTTTCATTATATAACTTTTTCCAGCTCGGTCATCGACATGGAAGCACAATTAAAGGATTTTTATATCCATTTCTAAAAGCTTGCCTAGTCTTATCGTATATTTCTTGCTGATAATCCCTTAACTTCGTTTCCATAATCTATCATCACCCCTCTTTTTCTTCTAAATCTTTAACAATCAAATTTCTAACATAATCGCTAACTGTTTTATATTCACTTTTAGCTTTTTCTTTAACTTGTTCTTTCATTTCTTTAGGTATTAAAATCATTAAATTTTCATCGTACATTTTCTCTCCTCCTTATATTAATAATATTATTATATCATAAATAGATTTAAAGTCAATAAAAAAATGGAGCTTATATAGAAAACTCCATTTAAAATCTATTAAACTAATTTATTTACTTCTTTTTGTACTTCCTTGTAGTTGTAACCTGCCTTTTCTAATGCTTTCTTTCTAG